CGGTCGAGCCGAAGGTACTGGCTGGGGAGCTGGGACCGTTGGCTTGACCGACACCGCTTCTGAGGAACCACCGACAGAAGGCTTGATTGCAGTGCCAGCCGACGCTGGGCCGGGCAGCGGCGCCGGCTGGACCGCCTTGCTTGCGATCGGCACGACCGCAGGCTCAGCTTTTGTTAGAACGAGTTCGGGCCGCTCATCGGGGAGCGGGTAGCGTTGCGCCACGGCGAGCACGTCCTTGAATGCAGTCTTGCTCAGAACCCGGTCTGTGCCGACGTTGCCGGGTGGGCGTTCACGCACGAGGCCGATCGCGTCGTCAGCGCAGGCGACGGTCCATGAATAGCCCATCCACAAGCAGGATTCACTGTAGCGGCGTCTCAGCAGGCCCCGCAGCGCTTGCTTATGCTTGCCGCTTGTTGAGTAGAGCCACGCTCCAAACTGGTCTGCTGCGTCATCGAAGCGATTGGCGTTGACGTGCTTGAGAAGGGTTGAACCGCCGAGGGCGTTGATCCCGCAGTTAAAGGCGAAGCAGACGAGCGCTGAGAACTGGTTTGAGTTGAGCGGGACCGTCACTAAACGCTTGACCGCGGCTTCATACTCAATGAGCTGATCCGCCAGAAGCGCCCGCGCGCTTGCCTCGTCGCTGAGCCTGTCGGTTGGCAGAACCTCCATGCCGCCGAAAAACTTCGTGCAACCATAGCCAATGGTCAACATATCGCCAGGGCAGATGTACGGCTCCATTGCCGCACCGCCCGGCGTCAACGGAACGCTACCGTCCTGCGGCCCCCGCTCGTACTCGGTGAGAAGTTCTAGGCCGAACTCGTTCAGCCTTTGATGATCGTTCATTGCGAACAGCTCCCGAAACCCCTAGATTCGGGACGGTGTGAGGAGCGTTTCAGCCGCTCACTCACACCTAACCGCTGACGCCTTTGTGGAGGCCCCATGGCTACGTCCCGAGTATGTTCAATTCCTGACTGCGGCAAGCGCCACAAAGCGCGCGGCCTATGCGGTGCGCACTACGTTCTCTTAAGAAAGTACGGCAGGACGCATACCGTCCTGAAGCGCTACCCGCCAAAATGCCAAGCGCCAGACTGCGATGCTCCGCATTTTAGCATTGGGTACTGCAAAGCTCACGCTCTCCGAATGAAGAGACACGGAACGCTAGAGTTGAAGAGACGATCCAGCGGAACGGTTAAAGCGTTAGTAGATGCCGCTCTCGTTGGCCCGATGACCGATGAGTGCATCTTGCTACCCGTAGCCGCTAAAAAGTACGCGAAATTTTTCGATGAGGGGAAGCAAATCTCAGCGCATAGGTATGTGTGCATTAAAGCGCACGGAGAGCCTACGCCCGACAGAAATTTTGCCGCCCACTCATGCGGACAATCTTGGTGCGTAAACCCACAACACATTCGGTGGGCAACGCCGCGCGAAAACACTGATGACAAGTCGGCGCATGGAACGTTGATCGCTGGCGAGCAAAACTACAACGCCAAGTTGAAGGCCGCTGACGTTATCAAAATTCGAGAAATGCGAGACAAGCCTGCTAAAGAAATCGCTCCACTGTTTGGAGTTCATGCGGCAACAATTCGAGACGTTCTCCGGGGCAAAACGTGGAAACAGGTTTAGTCCGACGATCCAAACGCGACACCGCCACACTCGCCATAAATCTCACCGCGACCATTGAGGCCAATCGTTAACGGGATGCGATGCTTTCGTGCATCTTGCGGATCGATTGCCACGTCAATTGCTTGCAAGAGTTCACAGGAAGCGGCGCGGTCATGGTCGCCTGCTAATAGACGAATGGGCAAGATCGGTTGCCCCGGCTCCCGATTTGTTAAAAAGAATGAGAGCATTTTTTCAGTTGGATAGTTGTGGCCTCTCGGGATGACCACAGAAGCCACGCCCTCCACTTTGTCGTAGACCTCGACGGCGATCGACCATGACGTGATGTCGGAGATGGTCAGGTCGGACTTCCGGCCTTCAAGCACAGCGGCACGGATTGCAGCGCCAAGCGCAACCGCCACTTCACAGTCGATGTCGGTCTTGGCTTCCTGCCCGAACACGTCGCGCGCCATCGCCTGCACGGCAGGCATCCGGCTTCCACCGCCGACGAGGACCACGTCGTTTAGATCTCGACGAGCGCTGAAATTGGCGTCCTTCCGTGTGGCCTCTGCGATGGCGACGAGGCACGCAGCGCGCATCCGCTTGAGCAAATCCTGCGAGAGATGTTCGAGCAGCGGACGATCGACAATGTAGTCCATGTGGAGGTCCGTCCCGCCTGGGCTTCGGTCGAAATCCTTGATGCGGAACTCCGACTTGACCTTGCGCGAGAGGCGCTTCTTCACGTCCTCTGCTTCCTGAAGAACCAGCGACATCGCCGTGTCATCAACGGCAAGATCCGTTCCCTCGTGATCCGTCGCCCACTTGTTGACGATGTACCTGCCAAGGATGGCGTCCACATCGCTCCCGCCCGTAATGCTGGAGCCGCCCGTGCCGAGAACCGTGACGAGGCCAGAGCCTGTCTGGATGATCGACACATCCGTGGTGCCGCCGCCCACATCGAGGACGGCAATGCGACGAACCTTTTTGAAATCGTAGCCATATGCGAGCGCTGCTGCGGTCGGCTCGTCCATCAGCTCCACATAGGCAAGGCCAGCCATGCGGCCTGCTTCTTCCACGGCCTTGCGCTGGCTTGGAGAGAACGTGGCCGGGACGCAGATCACCGCCGCATCCGGCTTCTCGCCCTTCCACTTTGCCGTCGCCGCATCGAGCAACTTGGCAATGAGCATTGAGCAGATTTCGACGGGGCTGTAGGTGTGATTGTCTGGACCCTGATAGTGCAGCGTGCCATCGGGAGCGCCTACCGTCTGGTAGCCCTGATCTTCGTCCGGGTGCCACATTTCACCCAGCTTCCGCTTTGCCAGCCTGAAGCAGAAATCGGGGAAACGCTTGCCCGATTCAATGCCGTCAAGGCCGACGAATATCTGGCTTTCTCCCGGCCCTACGGCATCGGCAGGGACGATGGTGACGACCGATGGCATGAGCGGTGAGCCATCTACAGAGATGACTTCTGGCACGCGCCCGTTGTACCAGGCGATCGAGCTGTTGCTCGAACCCAAGTCTAGGCCCACGACTCTAGAGAGTTTCATTCTGCGGCCACTCCCATTGCGAGGGTGTCAATTGTCGAAGTCGGCCCGATGACAAGCAGGCGCTCGGTCTTGTCGGCCCGGCGCTGATGTTGAGCCGCCAGCCCGCCCAGACGTGAGCGGCGCTCCTGATCCGTCATCTCGGGGACCGGCTCGACCAGAACGATGGGCTCCGGTTCTGGCTCCGGCGTGGTATTCGATACGGGTGTATCGATTACCGTATCGATTACCGTATCGATTGGCTGAGCCTCTACGGGCGGGGCCGAATAGGCAGCAACCGCAGCGTTTGTCTCAGCGATGATCCGCGCCCGCTCCTGCTGGTGACGCAGCTCCGCCAGTTCATCCGTCCACTCCCGATCGCGCTTGGCGTCCGTCGCACTGATGTCGGTGATGAGCGCCCACAGGGACAGGGACCGCGCGCTTTCCAGAACGCACAGCATGATGATCAGCCACAGCCACGCCCACCATGCCGCAGTAGCCTTGTCAGCGTTCTCGATCTGTAGGAGCCGCTTGTCAGTGTTGGCCTGCTGTACGGGGCTCGCTTGGCCCGCCATGAGGCCATCCTCACGGGTCTTGAGAGTGGCAATCTGGCGGCTCAGCTTCTCGGCATACGAGCGCATCGCTTTTTCAGTGAGAACGTCTCTGATCGAGTCGATTCTGCCGTAGTACTCCCCCCTTGCGACGAGTAGGGTCTGTGCTTGGGCGATGCCCTCAGGCGATTGCGCCGTCATTAATTCGCGCTCGCCTTCCAGCTTGGCGATTTCCGTCCTGACACGCTCAAGCTCTGCGCCGGTCCCGCCGATGGCTGCTTCCTGCGCCGTCGCCAGTGTTGCCGCTTCCTCGCCGGCAAGCTCAGCCTCTGCTGCAAGCCTGCTGGATGAGACAGCGAACCGTTCCGGCCAGACGACCTTCGCCCCATTCTCCGCATTGTGTACGCCGATCGCGGCCAAGCCGAGAAAGATGAAAGAGCCCGCCACTTTGCGCCACATCGTGGATGCCGTGAGCATCCTGATGAACGCCACGGTCGCGAGCAGTTCAGCGCCGAGGACCGCGAAAACCAGCGCGATGATTGGCAGCGCAGAAAGCCATGACCAGTGGGCAGTTGCGACGACGCCAGTGACACTCAGCGAGGCGAGGCCAAACGTGATGATGATGACGGCCAGCAACGCGCCCTTGCGGGTCGCGTCTGCCTCGTTCTTAAATTCGAGGAAAGTGTCCAGAAACTTGCCCATGCCCTGCCCCTGTGTTGCGCTAAGCGCGTTCTGTGATCCAGAAGATCAGCAGCGCGCTCAGGATGGTCAGCGCGAAGCCGACCACGTAGCGGATGAACTCCTGCCGCGTGCGCTTGCTTTCCTCGGCAGCGCGCTCGTGCTGGTGCAGAAGCATCATCTCGACACGGCTGATTATGGCCGCTGACTGCGCATCGTTTGCCGTTTTCACCAAGTCAGAAACGCCGTTCATTGCGTCACGCAATGCCATCTCCCATTCACGCTTCAACTCTTTCAGGTCTTCGCCCGAAACCGATCGCTCAAGCTCTTTGAGGAACGTGTCGAACGCCGCCTCGAACCGCGTTCTCAAAACCGCCAGATCGCGCTCGGCGTTGCCAATGCGATCAAGGCGCGCAAATGCATCGCGCTGCCGCTCGATCTCTGCGATCTCGCGGTGAAATATCTCGGTCATTGCCCGCCCCGTAGCTCAGTCCCTCAATCACCGCGTCGCGTCAGCAGCCCAAGCAGACGGTCGATCGATGCCTCTCGCGGATTAGCCTGATCCGTCAGCATGTGCTCACGACGCAGCCGCGCCTTCTCAACGTTCAGTTGCTCACTCAAGTGACGCTGGCGTGTCGCTGACAGAACCTGGATGACCGCCACTGCTTCCGCCTCGTCCTGCTCGAAAGCATCGAGAAGCATGTCGCCGGTCACGTCATCATAGCCCTCACCGACAGGCCCATAGTCCGACATGAGCGCATCAGGCGCGGGAAGGAGCGGGGCCTCTGAGAACGCCGACCTGTCCCGTGCTTTCAGTTCTGCAAGCTCTGCACGGAGGGCTGCGAGTTCAGCGTCGCGTGGGTCTGGCGCTGCCTCGATTGCGACAGGTTCAGGCTCGGCTATCTTACCACTGTTGTAAGATACGGGCTCTGGCTCAGGCTCGACAACCGGCGCGGGAGTTTCGACCGGAACAGCGCTCGCGCTCTCCAGAAACGCAATGACTTCCTCTGCTGTACGGCAGGCGATGGAGCATGTGCGCCCTGATGGAGTTGTGCCGGCTGCACTAAAGAAAGCTCCATGCCATTCCACGAACGGGCGCGGCTGAAAGTTCGCCATCGACGGCGTCCAATCACGCTCCCAGAACAGCGCGCACATCTCGTTGGCCAGCCGCTCCATCGCGGTTGGTTCTGCCGTCTTGCGTTCGGGTTTCATTTACGCGGCTTCCTCGTCGAACGGCAGAGGCTTGATCTCTTCATCGTGCCACGCATCGATCTGCGCCTTGAGCGCGTCGATGTTGACCGCCGTGCCGATGAGGACGACCATCTGCTCCTTGGTGAGAGACGCGAATGGCGTGAAGTTGTCAGGGTCCGCTGCACCCAGTGCGGTCTCGCCGCCGATCACGAAGGACTTCTCGTTCGGTGCTGTCCCGCGTGTGCCGGTGAGCTGATAGCCGATGGACTTGACCACATCGGTCAGCCCGTCCTCGTCAGCGACTTTGGCGGTGTGGAATTTCCATGCCCATGTGGTCATTGTTCTAGCTCCTTGAGGCGTTGGTTGAGGGTTAGGTTGCAGTCGTGACAGCGGTCCAACCTGTTGATCCGTTGGTGTTCACGTACATCCGCGTCGATGTGCTCGACCCGTCCGAACGCATGTAGAGCGAGCCCTGCGCCGCGCTGAGCGTTGGCGCACCTGAACCGAAGAACACGCCAAAGTTCGCCGTGCTGCTGACCATGATGCCCGCGCCTGCGGTGCCGCCTGCGGGGATGGCTGTGGCGGACATGGCCGTTATAGAAGGCGTGCCAGCGATTGCAGATGCCGACACGGTAAAAACCGCCGAGTTGCTGACACGCATTGCGAACTGGTTCGCCGTGCGGTTGTATTCAATGTAATCGTTGCTATCGTAAACGAGATAGCCAACGCCCGCGCTTAGCTGAATATTGAGATTGGCGTCACCAAACGCCACTGTTCCAGAGAATGTCGGGCTCCCCGCCACCGTCCCGCTCAGCGTCGGAGACGAGATGGTCTTGTTGGTGAGCGTGTCAGTGCTGGAAATGGTGGGGATGGCAACGCCGCCGAAGGTCAGCGCGGTCCCCGACAACGCGATTGTGCCAACGGTCCCGCCTGAGCGCGAAATAGATATTGCGGTCTGCGAAAACACATCCGCGTCTGTCCGCGTCTGCAATCCGAACGCGCCGCCATCGTTGATGAAAGACCAGCGCTTGGCGTCTGACCCGGCATTCGTCTCATAGAAGTCAAGGCGTGGCTCGGTTGTGCTGATTGTAATTGATGTCGTGCCGGTGAAGGTCACGTCGCCCGAAAAAGTTGGCGTCCCCGCCACCGTCCCGCTCAGCGTCGGGCTGGTGAGGGTCTTGTTCGTAAGCGTCGATGTGCTGGAAATGGTGGGGACGGCTACGCCGCCAGAAGTCGGTGCGACAGTAAAATCCATCACTCGGCTTGAGTTGACGGTAAAAACAGAGCCAACAGCGATGTTATCGTAGAGGAAGAAATTTTGAGCGTCGTCAGAGCCGATTGATCGACCAAAGCTATAAGCGAGCCCCGCAGCCGCCGTGTGAACCGAGATTACTGACTGCGTCGCCCCACGCACGACCGGGGAAGCGGTGAACGTCCAGTTGCCGCTTGCTGTCGGGCTACCCGCGACCGTCCCTGACAGCGTCGGGCTGGAGAGGGTCTTGTTCGTGAGGGTGTCGGTGGAGGAGATGGTGGGGATGGCGACGCCGCCCAGCGTTGCTCCGCCACCATTCGGGTTGAGGTTGATTGCGACGTTGGTGGCGTAACTGGTCCAGTCTCGCGCCTGCATCCAGACCTGCCCGGTCGCGTTGCTGGTGCCAACGTCAAGACCATAACCCGCTGAACCAACGTTAGAAGCGCCGACGCGCAGGATGATGTCAGTGAGAGAGCTTCCGCTTGCTGCGGGTGACGCTCCGGTTGAGACTTGCGTGATGCGCTGATGTCCGCCAGCAAATGTGTAGCTTCCACTCAGCGTCGGGCTACCCGCGACCGTCCCTGACAGCGTCGGAGACGAGAGGGTTTTGTTGGTGAGGGTGTCGGTGGAGCTTCGGCTCACAATTGGAGAGCCCGCAAGGTTTACAGTTGCAGAGTCGAAAAACCATACGTTAGAATTGTAGTCGTATCCAAATTCGTCGGACGTTGAGTACGAGCCACTGTCATACGGGACGAATGCGAATGCCGTTCCAGCGCCCTGAAAATAAGCGCCCATCTGGTTGTTTGTTACAGTTGAGTTGGCGATATGGAGCGCAACGCCGCCAGACGCAACGCTAGAGCCGATATTCACTTGCTGCTGAAGTGTCTGAATGCCGCTCCACGTCGCCGCCCCCGCCACAGTCCCGCTCAGCGTCGGGGAGCTGATTGCCGGTGATGTGAGCGTCTTGTTCGTCAGCGTCTGCGAGCCCGTCAGCGTCACGTAATCCGTGAGCGTCGAGAACCCCAGCGTCGTGCGCTGAGCCGCAGCATCCGCATCATCCAGAAGCGCCCTGCCCGCCGCCGTCGATGTGACCAGCGAGAACGTATCCGCAGCCGTCGAGTACATCATCGAACCGGCAGCAGAGAAATCCAGCGCCGCTATCGCCGTGATGGTCGCGTCAGTTGCAGAGACGCCGAGCGCTGTTCTCGCCCCCGATGCTGTGGTGGCGCCGGTTCCGCCTGCCGAGATGGGTCGGGCCGCATTCAAATCTGTGACCAGGTCATCACAAAAGGTGTTGTAGGAGCTAGATGAAACCGGGGTGCCAGTGACGGCAGTTGTTCCACCTGGCTTGCTGTAAACGCCGCTGCCGTCTCGACTCAAGAGAGCCTCCATAGTTGCAGGAAGTCGTTCGCGCCTCGGATGAGGGCGGCTGTTAATCTTTATGAACGGTGGTAAGGTCTGCGCCCGGTTAGGAGACGCAGGATGGTTGCTCTAGGCGCGATGCTGTTGGCGTTCGCTGCGATTGTTGGTGCAGGTTTCAGCCTGTTTGCGGGAGGCGCATGGGGCTGGGTCGCCCTCGCGCTGTTCCTGGCGTCTATGGTTTTGGAGGGCGTTGGTTTCGCCTTGGCCGGGATGGAGGAAGCGGCGGAGGAGTAGTCGGCTTTTTCCGCGGCGACAGCTTTGGAGGCGGCTTCTTCTGGTTGGCGAAATAGTCGCGCAGGATTGCAAGTTCTTCCTCTGCCTTCGGGACGTTCGCGCGCTTGCTTGCATACTTCGACGTCATGACGCCGATGCCGGTTCCGATACCAGCGCCGATGCCAAGCATCATGAGCCCCTTGGCCTGAGCATACTGGTCTTCAAGCTCCTGCACGCGAGCGTAGTTTTCTTCGCTCTTATCGTTCTTGAGATTTTCGTAAGCTGTATTCAGCTTTTCCTTGATCATCTCTGCGTTCTGGCCGGCAAGCACTGCCTCGGTCACCGCGCTGCCGCCAATAAGTGCATCCATCGCCCCGACTTTGCGGCCAATGAACTTGTCAGGGAACAGACCAGATGGAGGCATTACGTCCTTGAGCGGGCGGGCAATCCACGTACCGTCACGCCTCGTCTCAAAGGGAACCTTGGTCTTCGATCCGCCACGCTGCCAGAACTCGTTGACGTTGGTTGCGCGCTTCCTGATCTCGGCCCGATCCTGCACAGTTTTCGGAGGAGATATCGGCGCGTTGTTCAGCAGCGCATCGGCCTTCTTGATGGCGTTCTTTGCTGTGAACTTGGAGACGGTCGTTCCGCCAACGCGGAACAGCTTCGCACCAGTGGCGCCGGCGATACCACCAAGCAACGGAGCGTAGTCACGGAAGGCCAGTTGCTCGTCAGTCGGTCGCGTGCGCTCAAAAGCAGCGTCTGCCTTAAGCTTGTCGCGCTCGCCTTCCAGCGTGGCAAGACGCTCGCGAGCCGTCTTCAGGCTTGCGTTGAGTTCGTCCTTGCGGCCACGAATAGCCGCCTTGGTGATGTCGCCAAGCGTGCCATCAATGCCAGTCGGGCCAAGGTCGAAGCCTTCGCTGTCAAGCTGCGCCTGGATTTCCTTGTTCGTGCCGTCCGAGAAAATCTTGAGCGCGCCTTCAAAGTCTGCGATCTGTCCAAGCTCACGTTCAATGAGCATGTCATTGTCGGCAATCTTCTGAGCCGTCTCAGGCGTCTGAGGGACAGCCTCTCCAGCCATCCCGCCTGCGATAGCGCCGATCGCTCCACCGGCCACGGTACGGCCAATGCCAGATGTGGGGGAACGCCCCATAACTCCCTGCGGCTTGGGGCTTGAAGCAGAAAGGCGGGTTCCGCCGCCGACACCGAACATGCCTGCCTGTTCAGGGCGCCTGCGCGTTACCGGGACGGCAGTTGTGGGTGGACCTTTGACTGGAGCACGCCCGCTTTTGAGGGCGGGTTTAGGCTTTGTGTCGCGACGGTTAACCTTCTCAAGGAAGGCCGCATGTCCGTCTTCTACTTTTTGGGCGAGGGCTTGGAACTGCTTCCGCGCATCGGCGAGACTATCACGACGGGCTCGAGCGGTATCCCAAGCTTTTCGAGCTGCGCCCGAGTAGCCAGCCGGTGCCGATCTTCTGGCAAGATCTCGCTGTGCTGTACTTTTGGATATCCCGGCTGCTTTGGCGAAGTCATCGGTGATCCTTTCAGAAATGGCCTCAATTCGGCCAGCGTAGTCACCGCCCTCAGTATAGACCGATTTGTAATCGTGCGTGAAGATTGTGGGTGAGCCGTACTTATCCGCCCCAATAGCCCCGTTGAAGGCAGCGTCCAGTTGCTTCAGGGAGATGCCGCGCGGCATCTCTCCGTCGAAGTTAGGGTTAATGTCGAACTGGTAGCCGTTCGGGTAGCGGTTGTAGCTGAACGTGTGGCCCTCGGCATTCAGGGCCTTTGACAATGCGCGAAGGTCGGCAGGGCTCATGCGCTCGACCGTTGGCACGAACATTGACAGGCCGCGAATATAGCCCTCGCGAACGGCCTCGCCAGCGTCTGCGCCAACCGCAAGCACTTGCGACACAGCCATTGCGGCCTGGCGAAGATCCTCGCCCGCGACAGCGTTGAAGTCCGCGATTTCGCTGTCCGTCAATCCTTTTAGCGGGATACGAATGTTAGGCGACAGATCGCCCTCAAACGAACCGCCAACGTCGAGCGGGTTTTCCTGCGTCGGGTGGTCGATGCGCGTGATGTCTTCGGTCTTGTTCATGCGACCAGTAATGGCCTTGGTCAGTTTCTCCCACGGCTGATCTCCTCTAGCGCTCTCGTAGAGCCCGCTTAGAATCGGCTTCAAATACTCCCGCTGGGTGAGTTCATCGCCCTCCGCCACAGCGCGGTCAAAGCGCTCACGCGCGGCCTTCCCGACCGGCGTGAGCTTCGTGCCAAACTCAATCGTGGCCTTGGGCGCTGCCCGCCACGGCCCTGCTGTGCGACGCAAGGCATCAGCAAAACCTGGATGCATTAGCGCTTCACGAGTGATCTTTTGACCATCAATGCCGGGGATACCGGCGTTGTTCAGCTTGTTGATGATCCCGTCCCAAACCTGATGGTAGGCGTCTCCGGTGGCTGCACCGCTGGTTTGCGAGCGGAGGTGAACCCACGCCGGCGCCTGAAAGTTCCAGCTCTGAAGATTAAACGGCGGAGCATTCGCCATTTGCGGGTTTGCCGCCTTCATTGCCTCGGTGATCTGGCCGCTGTGGCGCTCGTTGTACAGGTCGCGCAGCTTGTTGAAATAGATCGCCATCGGCTCGTGAAGCGACTGGTTCGACGACATGACGGTGTCGTCGATGCCGAACATCTTGCCGACCCACACGTCGTTGACGCTGATCGGGAACCTTGTCGGAACGCCGCCGGTCAGGGCGAGCGTGTCCGAGAAGTGTCCTGTCTTGTTGCCCGGTAGAGCAGACGTTCCGAGGTCTTTGCGCGTAAGGGCCTGACTGACGGCTGATGGTTGCGTCAGATCAACATCGATAGGCTTGCCCTGCATGTTGCGCGAGATGGCCGCGAGCGTGCGCTCAAGATTCTCGTCTGGTTTTGCGCGAGCCGACGTGGCACCGACAACGTCCATCGAGTGAATAAACTCTTTGGCCGTGAGGTCGGGGAGATTGTTCCCGAATGCCTCGCCCGATAGTTCGTACCAGAGCATGTCGCGATACGGCAGGCGCATCGCAGCATCCCACTGCTCGGCAGGGAATGTCGGCACAACGCCATGCTTGCTTGCCGCATTCTTTGCGGCCTGCGAACTGGCCTCGACCGACTGGCGCCACAGATCCGCCAGTTCGTCGTCCGTGACATCGAAGCCGGGGCCCTTCGCCGCAAGAAACTCTGGCGAGAGGTCTGTCCAGTTTCCGCCGCCCGGAGCGCCAGGCGTATACGTGCCGCCAACAACTCGCTCGGCTTCTGGCACGATGACATTCAAGCGCTCCGCTGTGGCGGCGCCGCTGACGCGCGTATCTGCGCGGGCAGCGGCAATTGCCGCCTGAGTTGGGGTCGGCAGAGATGGTGCTATTGGTTTGCCGCGCTGAATGATTTCAGACAGCGGCCTGTTTCCCGGCTCATACTTTGCTCCCTGCGGAGCTTTGGGACGGCCTGCAATCGATCCCTGATCCGCCCCACGCACCGGAGGCGGCTTGACGCGCCCAGCACCACGCATGGAGTTGGCGAGGCGAGGACCGTACTTCCCACCGAGAGCCAGACCCATGCCGCCTAGCGCGCCAGCCTGCGGATCTTCCTGGTTGGCGAACGAGCCGCCGACTGAGCCGAAGCCAGCTAGGGCTACATCCTGCTTGAGATTGTCGGCGATGCCGCTTGCGCGAGGCCCACTCACACCAGCTAGAAGCTTGGAGCTTTGTGTTTCGGAGGGGTCGAACTTGGCGAACTTGCCTCGGATGTTGGAGGGGTCGAAGATAATAAAGCTATCGCCGTCGCCTTCATGGGCATTTCGATAAACAATACTGTCGTAGCCCTTGTCTTGAATGGCCTTCTTGATGTCGCCCGCAGTAATATCCCACGCTGGTTTGTTGATTTCAATTGGATCTGGCAAGGTCGCTAGCTGATAGCGGAGAGAACCAACCGACCAGTTGCCGGGGTCTTGAAGGCGGAGCGGATTGCGAGCGCGAGCATACACAGGAAGAACGGCTGCGCCTTCGTGAAACTCTTCGCCAAGTCGTTTAGCTACGCCAGTAGTTTTGACGATGTTATTCGCCTGCGCTACATTTCCGAGATGGACCCCAAGGGGCTCATCACCTGATCGCGACAGGTTCGCGTTGAACTCATCGAAATCTGCGCGCGTCCCATGATACAGCGGCGTATCGACATCAAACCCCTGCTCTCTCGCTCTCTGCATTCGAGAGGGCTCATCCATAGGAAGGGACTTCCCTCCGAAGCCGTTCTGCGCGGGACGATTGGCGTTGGCTTCTTTGATCTTGCTGACGAGCGTGTTGATGCCAACGCGCTTGCCGTCCAAGAGGAAGACCTTCCTGTCCTCGCCCTGAACGCCATTGCGCCGGCTCACCTCAAACTGGACCGATACTTTGCCAGCGGCGGTGTCCAGCGTGTCCGTCTCATTCAGGCGCCCAAGCTGATCAATCTCTGCTTGGGCTGGATCGGCGCGACGACCTCCGAAGCCCATCCTCACTGGCGGTGGCCTTGAAGCGCCAGAAGCGGGAGGCGGGGTCATGGGCGTGGAGCCCCTCGCGAGACGGTTGCCGAGAACGCCGCCGCCGATGCCGCCGATGCCTGCGCCAAACAGCGCGTTCATGAGCTGCTGGTTCTCGTCCTCCGCAGGAGCCATCGCCCCAAGGACGCCGCCAGCGACGATGCCAGTGCCGGTCGCAGACGCCGACGATGTCGTGCCGGGCGGGTTGCCTCTGGGGCCGCGCGTGCGCCCCGGAGACGGAGGCGGTGCAGCAGCCGCAGCAGGTTGAGCGGGAGGGATCAGGCCCTTCTCAGCCATGCGCGCTTCAACGCGGCGGATGACCTCATTCAGATTGCCCTCGGTCATCGGCTTGCCAATGAGCGGGATCAGCGCGCGGTTCACTTCCTCATCGTAGACGCCAGGATAGCGGAGACGCTGGTAGATGTCCTTCGCCGTGCGTGCGATCGGCTTGACCGCCACATCGTTCACAAGGCCCGGCAGTGAGAACTGATTGCCAGAGGTTTCGACACGGTCCAGAACGCGCGTGATGGCGTCCTCGCCTTCCATGCCAGCGTCACGGATTGCCGCCTGACGCATGGCGGTGTCAGACCCACCCGCAACGCGACGGCCCCACTCACGGTTTGCGCCGAGCCTGCGGATAGTCTCCTCGAACGTGTCAGCAGCCTTCTGGCTACCAAGCGCCGTCGCCATGTTCTTGAGCGCCTTGTCCTTCAGGAGCTTCGTCAGCGCGCTCTGGTTGTTGGTCTCGATCATATCCTCGATGTTGCGGGCAACACCCATCGCAAGGGCTTCGACCTCGCCCGCAGTCCAAGGCGATCCGTTGCGGCCTTTGGACATGTCGCGCCGAAGTTCCCACGTTTTCTGGTTCAGCGCCTTAGTGCCGACCTCGAAGGCATCTTCCAGCCGTTTGACATCCTCAAACACACCAAGCGCGTTGCCATACTCTCCGCCAGTGGCCTGGCTGACGCTGTCGGCAAAGTTGCGCTTCGTGCCGCCAACAATGCGGGCCGTGTCCGAACCGAATCCGGCGTCCGCGATGACATCGTCAAAGGCGCGCTTCGTGTAGTCCAGCGCCATCGTGGTCGGAATGGCTGTGCCGCGAACGGGATCGGCCATGTAGTCGTCGATCGATTTGACCGCGTCCCTAGCGCGGTTCCACTCCATCATTGACCGTTCATCAGCCCCGCGCGCCGCACGCGCCTGAAGATCAGCCGCTACTGAAGCGAGGTTGTTGCGAGCAGACTGGAGAGCCTTCTGCCCGCTCGGCGTGTTCAGAACCGGGACGATTTCGTTGGCGAAGACACGCGGATCGACAGGGGTGGCATAGGCATTGTCATAGGCTGGGGCCGCTTCAGTGCGGAGACGGGTTTCCAGCTCGTCCAGCGTGGCAACGGCGTTGTCTGCCTTCTGGCCCGTCGCGCGTGTTGCGCCGCGAGTAATGCGGGGAGACAGCTTGTCAGCGTTCTGGTTCACAACGCCAATCAGCGCCTCTTGCAGCGGCCCCGGAGCAGCGCCGCCGGCCATCTGGAGGCCACGCAGGTTCGCGCCTGACGAGTTGTCCGTCATCGCCGCAAGTTCGCCGGATGTCTCGTAGACGCCGCTGTCGCCACGACGGGCAAGCCTCGCCTGGACTTTGCGGATGTCTTCTACCGTCACGCCGTCCGCTTCCATCTTCTTCATGAAGATGTCGTCGGCGCGCTGTTCTGCACGGGAGCGGGCTGGAACGGGCTGCGGTGCGCTTGCCGTGACCACTGGTGCGTTTGGCGGTGTCGGGGGCACAGGCTGGGCCGCGACGGTTTGCGGCTGTGTGGGGGCTTGCTGTGCGGTTTGCGTTGCAGCAACGGCAGAAGCCACGGGAGGCATCTGCCGGGATGGTTGGCGCAGGTTAACGCCACCAGCATTGGTAGGCGTTGTGGGAGCATCAAGCGCCTTAAGGGCGCGCGGGACGGCGCGAGCAGCTTCAATGCTAACGTAATTGAGCGGGTCAGCAGCGCCCTGCGTACCGGCCATGTTTCGGTCAGACCCCGCAGGCGCTGCGCCTGCGCTCATTCCGTAGGCCAGAGCCGCGTTCTCACCAGTCTCAACGCCAACGCCACGAAGCGTGCGCGACATCCCCGGAACGGTCGCTAAACTCTCGCTGAGTGCTTTACCCCCTTTGAGGATCGGCGCTCCAAATCCGGTAAACACGGATGCAAGATTGCCCGTAACATCAGCAGCCATTTCGCCCGGTGTAGTGGCAGCGGGTATCGGAAGGCTGGGGAGAATATCGCCAACGGCCTGCTGGTTCTGGACGTAGCCGCCCTGCTGCGCAGCATCTGCGACACGCTGCGTGATATCGCCGTATTCGCCGCCAGCAAGCGCGCCCTGCATCGACGGGTCAAAACCAGCACCATAGGCATTGGCAGTGCTGAGGCCCAATTGGCCGAGCGTGTTGGCAACGCCAATGTTGGAGTTAACGAACGCACCAGTAGCGCGGCCCGCAAATCGATCCGGTCGCTCCTGGTTCAGTTCAAGCGGTCCATCTGGCCCCGTGTTCTTGAACGGGATCGGGGATGCCGCGTTCATCAGCGCAAGTTCTTCGTTGTACTTGTTGACGCGCTGCGCTTCATCACGCTCTGGCTGCGTTGCCCTGATCTGTGCGGGCGACATGACGGGACCGCGAACAGGCGGGGGCTTCATCCGCGTCGGCTGGCCTGATGTCAGCGTGCGAGCGTCAGGACGCAGCGGGGACAGCATCGGATCGGTCTTGGGCTTGCGAGCGTACATGTCATCGAACGCCTGACCGTCGCCCCACGGCGTTGCGTCGGGCTGGGACATGGGCGCCGGTTTTGCGATTGCCGCGGCAGGCTGAACAAGGCCGCGCTTCATCGCCTCTTCGTATGCCGCCTTCTTGTCGGGCGGAAGCAGGCCGCGCTTGTAGGCTTCCGCCAGCGCATCGGCCTTGCTAATCGAGGTATTTTCCGGAACCATTTAGTTCAGCCCCAGCAAAGCGCGGATTTCATCATCGCTCGCATCAGATGCGGTCGCGCCAGTTGGCGCTTGCGGCAGAGCCGCCTGAACACGCTTGCCAATGAATGAGTTGACCGGAGGCCCCTTGCCCATCTTGACGGCAAGCCAGTCATCAAAGGCCGGGACTGCTTTCACCTTGCCCGACTGCGGATCAAACAGGCTGTTTTCCTGCTTGTAGATGTTCCACATCGCGTCGGCTTTCTGCTTCGATTGCGGATCTCGCGGGTCAATGCTTCGCGTCAGGAAGTTGACGTACTGCTGGCCGCGCTGCTGCAACGCTACAGCTTGCTCGGTCGCCAGCTTGTTGGACTGCGGGGTGTTGTTCACGTTCACAACCGAGTTCTTGAACATCGTGACATCGGCGTCTGAGTTGCCGCCCGAACCAGGCCGGCGAATGAGCGGCGCAATTGTATCGGTCAGTTTTTTGGCTTCCGACGTTCGGGTGCTACCCGCCTGCATCAGATCATTGAAGAAGCCAGCGCCTTGAAGCCAGTCGTCACCTTTGACGACGTCCATGAACTGTGTGGAGGCACCTGCGATCGTGTCCAGATCGCCCTGACGCGCCTTCACTTCATCAAGCTCAGTCATGCCCTTATTGTAGATTGTCGCAAGCTGCGAGCCGTCGAAGATTGCATCGCCTGAAGCTTCGGCTTCAGCAGCAGTCCTCTTCAAATCAAGCTCTTGGCCTGCAATGCGCTCGTTCGCCTTGTTGCCGCGCACAGTCTCGCCGAGCACCCTTTCGCGGTATTCGTCATCTGTCTCATCGCGACCTTGGCGATAATCGAATTCGGTGTTCCAGCGTTGGTCGCCAACCGCATCGCGACCACGCGCGTAGTTCCTCTCGTCAGCAGCAAGCGCATCCGCACTGCGCTGACGCTGCTCGCCCTTCACAGCCGCAGCCGCTTCCATCGGGTTCATGCCCATAGCGATCATGGCGCGAACCTGCGCGGCGTCTGATCCCGCCTGTTGCTGCTGCGGCGTGAAGCCGCCACGCGCTGCCATCGGCGCTGCGGAGACCTGCGGCTGCATCGCGCCTGCGGGCGGCGTTGCCTGTCCGAGAGCGGCCATGCCGGGGTCTGGGATTGACCACCGAGGGGGGCGCGGCGTCATCGCGCCGGGCATGGCCTGGGGCTGCGCCGGTGCGACTGACGGGGCGGCTGCGGGTTGCGGCGCCTTCGGCATTAGCGCGCCCAGACCACCCTGAGGTGTCTGCCGTGGAGCGGATTGTGACGGCATAGGCGCGGCTGATGCATCCGAACCAGATGGCGCTGGGCTTTCCGGGTAAGCCATCGCCGCGGCATCGCCGGGGAACATCTGGCTGACGAACAGGTCCGCGATCCGGTCCTGATTGCTCTTGTAGGCGTCCCCCGCCTTGTTGGCCTTCTTCATGGCCTGACGGGCGATGAGCGCCTTGCCGATCTGTGCTATACCCTCGGGAAGTGATTTGGGTCCGGTCTCAAGCGCGCCCTGCTGGAGAGCCTCCGCAATGTTGCGGCGCTGCTTCAGGCGGTCTAGCTCGGGGTCGTAGCCTTGGTATCCAGCGTAGGCCATGTGGCTGTTGAACCTTCAGGAAGGGTCGAGAATGAAAAGTGTTGTGGTCGTTCTGGCGCTTGGTGCGCTTGTGTCGTGTTCGTCAGCGCCGCCGAAGAGCTTTCCGCTTCCCGATGGTCGCGCCGGCTACACGGCTCACTGTGGCGGATACGGATACAGCATGGCGGATTGCTACGTGGTCGCCGGCAATTTCTGCGGTGGGCGTTATGAAGTCATCGGAGAAGATCAGGCTTCGCGAACCTACGGATCAGGCGGCAACATCGGAACAAGCACGACGCGCAGCATAATCTTCACTTGCGAAGTTGCGGCCCCTAAACCCGCATCTCAGTGAGCGCTTCCAGCCCCAGCATGTGGTAGTAAACGGCCTTGCCGTTCGGGGTCTCAACAACCGCTTCAGGATGTGTCTGCTCCACTTCCTGCGCCATGACGCCAACATGCTTTAGCTCGGTCGCGTCCTCGGTCTTGTAGCGGAACTCGTAGATGTTGTGGCCGTTGATCTCACCGATCTTGCGGATGTCCTTCTTGAGTCGGCGGTCAGAGGTATTCGGCTGCGGCACGAACGGATTTGCCATGATGCCCGCAGCGCCCAGCCCTGCCACGCCGCCGATCATGGCGTTATATTGCGCCATCTTCTGCGCGTAGTTCGCCTGCTGGTTCTGGAATGCCTGCTGCTGGATACCGGCAACGTCAGTCGTCTGCATCCGGTCAGGCTGCGAGATGGCGAAGTTCGGCGTCTGAACCTGCGAGCCTGAGAGCAGCGCCGCAATCTCGTTGAGCGGCTGGTTGCGTAGCGCCATCTGCTCCTGAAGCTGAGCCGCGCGCTGGCGGTCCTGCGCATCGAGCATGTTGGTGATCTGCGCATAGCGGTTGTTGGCAATGGTGTCGTTCCTCGCCTGAACAGCCTGCTGGTTCGCGAAAGTTTGCGAGGCGTTCGAGTTGTTGAACCCCGCCGCGTTCGTCCTGTTCGCGAGATCCTGGCTGCGGAGGTCGTTGTTCATGCCCGTGCGCTGGACTTGATTGGCCCACTCTGCCGCGCTCGCCTGATTGTTGAAGCCTGCCGCAGCCAGCGCATCCGCGATCGATCGCATGCGGTTCTGGTTGGCGAAGTCAACCGTGGCGAACTGGTCCGCGCGAGCCGCGGCGTTCTGCTGGTTGTTGTACGCCGTCCGGTTAAACTGGTCGGCATTCTGCATGCCCGTGACATTGTTGTTGAACCCAAGACGGTTCTGCATGTCAGCATTGGCCTGCGTCCGGTTCGCGTTGTTGAACCCGGTGCGCGTCAGTTGGTCGGCTGCGGTCTGGCCAGCCATCTGGTTGTTGTAGCTGGTCCGCTGGAACTGATCTGCGTTCTGTTGGCCGACAGCGTTGTTGTAGAATCCTGCCGCAGCGAGCGCATCGGCATTGCCCATCGCACGGTTGCGGTTGTTGAAGTCAGCCGTCGAGACCTGATCAGCACGCTCCAGTCCGAGCGCCTGATTGTTGAAGCCGAGGCGCTCAAGCTGGGCTGCATCCTGCGCGCCCGTCGCCTGATTGTTGAACCCGGCCCGCGCCATCGCATCCGCGTTTGCTCGCGCTGCGTTCTGGTTGTTGAAGTCAGTCGCGGATAGCTGGTTGGCAAACTCCTGACCCGCGTACTGGTTATTCATGCCGAGACGGGCAAGCTGATCAGCGTTGTACGCACTGGCTGCGTTATTGTTGAACCCAGCAAAGGACAGGCGATCCGCATTTCTCTGCGAAGCATTCTGGTTGTTGAACTGCGCTGTCGAGACCTGATCGGCTCTCTCTTGTGCCGAGAGCTGGTTGTTCATGTTCAGGGTGTTGAACTGGTCTGCCCTGTCTGCGCGCATCGCATCGTTGTTGAAGCCCGTCATGGCGAGGGCGTTGGAAATCCGCTGCGATGCGTTCTGATTGTTGAAGCCCGCGATCTGTGCGCGGTCCTGCAAGCCCTGCGATGCAATCTGGTTGTTGAACTGAGCAGCCGCCATAGCCTCACCAGAACGCAGGCCCACGTTCTGGTTGTTGAACTGCGCCGCGTTGAACTGGTCCGCGCGTTCCTGCCCGGTAAGCTGGTTGTTGTAGCCGATCTGGCTGTTGGCGTTGTCGAAGGTCTGCTGGCGCGCTGAGTTTCCGAACGCTGCCGCATCGCGGTTGAGTCCGGTGATGCGGGACTGCTCCTGCCCTGCATTCAGGATGGCTGCGATGCGCGCATCATTGGCCATCCGGCTGTTCTCATCGAGCGCACGGTCGCGGCCCGTACCCTCCCGAATGCCTCGGTTCGCAAGGTTGCTCTCAAGACGATCGCGCTGGCGATCAAGCTCAGGGTTGAGCCTCGCCATGAGGGCTTCCTCATAGCGTCTCGAATCTCCGACCTCGTAGCCCGTCTGGAGGCCGGCATTGCCGCTCTGACGCGCATAGGACGGACCAGCGCCAATGTCTGTGTAGGAGCCGCCAGAGCCAGCCTGCACGCCCTGATAGTTCGGAGCACCGCCAATGTCGGTATACTGCGCCGTCTCGTTGACGCGGCCAGAGGCTTGACCGGCGCCTGCGCGGGCATAGCTCGGGCCACCGCCAATGTCGTTGTAGCCCTGCGCCTGTCCCGCGCGCTCGTAATCTGCGCCTGCGCCAGCGCGAGCAAAGCTAGGCCCACCGCCGACATTGCTGTAGCCCTGCTGCCCGCCTATGCGCTCGTAGGCGCCGCCCTGTCCCGCCCGGCCATAGGCTGGCCCGCCGGCTATGTCGGCATAGCCCTGACGATCCGCAGAGAGCTGATAGCCCTGCCCCGCACCCATCGCCTGATAGTTCGCGCCGGGGCCAGCATCGGCATAGCCCTGCCCCTCACCCATGCGCTCGTAGCCCTGCGCCGCACCCATACGCTCGGCTTGCAGCGAGCCGCCCACGTCCTGATAGCCGCCGCCCTGACCAACACGACCATAGCCGGGGCCAGCGCCCATCTGTTCGTATTGCGGGAGATTGCCGATGTTCTCGAACTGCGGGCCGTTGAGGTCGCCGCTGTACTGGCTCGGCTGCAAGGAACTGCGATCTGACCACGATTGGATGTTGCCCGTGTCCAGCGGACGCGAGAGCAGATCACCCGCACGCTGGGCCTGATCAGCGCCAAGGTTGGCGAGTGTGAGGTTGCCGCGGTAGTTGGCATCACGCAGCGCCTGCGCCTGCGGCGACAGGGTCGTGGTCGCCGTGTACTGCGGGAGGTTGTAATACTGGCCGCTGTTCGGATCCTGCCAGCCATAGGTGCCTGTCTGGCTGTAGGTAAGCGAGCCATCGGGGCCGACCTGGTTGACCTGACCCATAGCCGTGTTGGCCAGAGCAGTGTTGACAGACTGATTGGTCTGGGCTGATGCGACCTTGATCGGATCGGGGGCTTGCGGCGCGCTTGGCTTACTCACGGGCTATGATCCTTCAGGTCCAAGGTAGAACTGGCCGGCTCGCCACTGCTCAGCCGTTAGTGTCCAGACGACACCGTTCTCGTCCCGACCGAAAAGGCGCGGGATGTCGATCCGGTCAAATCCGTAGCGCTTGAGCTGCCGATGCAGCCGCGTGTTGTGTTCGCTGTTGCGCGTCACGATCATCTGGCAACCAATGCCATCGAAGGCGTAGGCGAACAGCTCGTGCAGTATCTCGCGCGTCATCCACTTCGGCGTGGTCGATGCGCCAGAGAACTCGATCGTCCCCGCATGGGGATTCCACTCGTGCCAGGCCCAGCCCGCGACCAGCCTGCCGTCGTTGTCGATGACGCCAACGCAGCGAGAAGCGCCAAACCCTTGTGGGCAATTCGGCACAAGCGCAGAGACGAACCTCTCCACGTCCGCGTCATGGCCATAGAGCAGCCGCATCAGACGACCGTCCCGCCTCCGTTGACGGTTAGGTGAAACACCATCAGCTCGGCATCAGGCACGGGCGTTGTCCCGCATGTGATCTGAACCTGCGGCGCGTGGCTGGAGCCTGCCCCATTGACGCTGACCCAGCGCGTCGTCGTGGTGGTTGCTTCGGTCGATCCATCCCACAGGACCGTATCCCAGAGGCCGCTGTCCCACGTCGATACTGTGGTGTCCGAAACGCTCGACGGAGGGCTGGGGAATGACTGGCCGTAATCGACGCTGCACGATAGCTGCGGGGTGAACGGAACCGACGAACGAAACACCGCCCTTGCCTGCATCGCCGTCTTGAAGGCTCCAGGCGCACCAAGGTCCGAGAAGTGCCATGCGACCTTGGCGGTATAGACCGCGCCGTCGTCATTGCCCTCGGACTGCATGATGTAGACCTTGCCCGCAGTCGAGCCGAAGTAAATCGTCTCATTGTGGTTGGCGAAACAACGGGCCGCAATGCCCGTCCATCTCGCCCACGCACCCGTCTCAAGGTTGACCACGAAGCACTGCGCCGCGGTCGTGCTGTCAACAACCGGGTTGGTGATGACCGCCATGTTCTTCTGCGGCCAGCGTTCGATCTCCCACGGCAGGCTGATCCGGGCGAGAGCCTCGTCCTGCCAGTCCCTCTGGATCGGCAGCGACACCGCCGCCAGCGAGAGGGCTATGGCATCCTTCTGCAACACCGCGCTCAACGGGATGAGGCCGTCCGTCGTGGCGATGATGAGGTCGCCGCCCGAACGCATGAAAGCACTCTTGCCGAGCGGCACACCACCGATATCGTAGCGACCATTCAGCGACCAGTTGGCAGCGCCTGGATCATCGCCCGAATAAATCGCAACCTCGCCCTTGTCGGAGACAAACACGCAGTAGTCGTCAATGCCATCGCCCGCATCGGTTGACCACGTCGCGCCGAACAACAGCGAACCGCCGCGCTGGAAAACACCGCGCAGCGACATGTCACTGGCAGCACCGCCGATCGAATCGACGGGCAGATACCATGCGACCATCGTGCCGGTCTGGACGAAATAGAGCCGGTTCTTGAAGGCCCAGACAGCGCTCAGCGTGGAGGTCGTGACACCCGTGATGGCCGGCGTCGATACGCCCGTGATAGCCGCCCACGTCGATCCGTCGTAAAGCCGCGCACTGTCGGTTCCGTTGACGGCGTACATGTAACTGCCGCCGCCCGTCTCCATCTGCTGGACCGAGTAGAAGCCGCTGGTCTGGCCCGTGACGCCGGTCGAAGGCGTCGAAGTTATGTCGTAGATTTTCGAGGCGTCCGCTGCGAACAGCTTCGAGACGCCGCTGATCCTGTAAGTGAACAGGCTGAGGACCGTGTCCGCGCCAACGTCAGCAAATTCCTGAAACCCGCCACGCACCGTGATGCCCGATTGCGTCGGTATCCAGTTGTCCATGACGATGGCAGCGCCTTGCAGATTGCCCGCAAGGTTGGTGTTCGTGACCCAACCCTTCGTTGGCGATCGGAATGCCTGCATCTGCATCCGCGCCTGTGCCTGCGGGGGCGCTGCCTGCCTGCGGAATGCCCGTCTCATGTGCCGCCCGGTACGTTGCCAGGGTAGGCATAGCGGATGCCGCGCGTGCCTCTTGCCGTACCCTGAACCAGAATGGTCGCGCCCTTGTCGCGCGCGATCAGCTTCTCCTTCAGGACTTCGTAGTCGTCCATCTCCTGCGCGTAGGGCTGACCCTTGGCCTGCTTCCAGCGGTAGATGATGCCGAGCTTGAGCAGGCGCTCATCCAGCCGGAAGTTGTCCGTGTCCGTTGCGAAGATGTTGGTGTTCGAGCCAGCGGCAGGATCAACATAGAGGTTGGACTGGTAGAAGTACCGGCAGGTGATGCCGGTGCCGGGAGCAGAGCGGATGTGCAGTTGCCCGCCATAGATGATCCACTCACCCGGAACCGGATCAAGGCCCTGCTCGATGTGCGAGAGCCAGACGTTCTCATCCACCACCTTGCAGAGCGGACGATCATTGTCAGACGACCAGATTTCGCTGGTGTCCGGCATCCAGTCATAGTCGCTCGGGAGGCTGAAGTCTTCCGTCGTCCCATCGCCCGTCAGCGTCGCAAGGGTCTTGAGCAACTGCCATGTGTGAGCCTTGGAGATCGTGTTGGCGACATCGTTCGCGACCGCCTTCAGTTCGACATGCTCACGCACGGTAGACGCCATGACTGCATCGGGGACGGATACCCCGATGAAGCTACAGGCGTACTGTATCGCTGACAAAACGGTCATCGCCGGTCCTTATGCTGCGATCTGGCTTGCGGCCTTCATTTTGCGATCCGCCTCAACCGCCATCTCGACCAGCTTGGCGTGGCCGCAACGATTGTGCGGCGCCTCTCCGGTCGCGTCGGTCAGATAGGCGCGCAGCGAGTCGTCATCGAAGGAATCGAATGTGGCGTAGACCGGATCGTGGTCCTGCGCGGGCGCCGCTGCCTTCTTAGGTGCAACAGGGGCCTTGCTCGATGTCGCCGTCAGGAGCTGAGCCATCTGCGCCTTCAGTTCATCAACCTGCGCCTGCATGGCGGCTTTCTCCATCTCGTGCTGGGCATCGACAGCCGCACCGGCAGCGCGCTGGAGGTAGACCGCAGCCTGCTGACGGAGGCTGACGAGATCGCGGCCCAGCTTGGTGTTGATGTCCACCGCAGCCAGTTGCTCAGCCGTCAGGATGTTGATGGCCTTGAGTTCCAGGCGGCGCGCGTCAGTGAGGAACGGAAGCTCAGAGATCGGCGTGCCGTTGACGACATGCTCGTTGCCTGCCTTGAACGCCTCGTAAGCGGCCTTGAAATCCGGGTGGTCCTTCCACTTGGGCCAGTAGCGCGACTGGTCCTCGCGATTGACGATCGGGCGGTCGGAACGGTCGGATGCCGGCGCATGCAGTTCGGACTTCGTGTTGCCCGCCCACTGGATGCGGATCATCTCGACGTCGTCATAGATAGGCCGACCAGCCGAAGCGGTCTTGCCGTCGTTGATCTGGACGCCGTTGTAGAAGCTGACGACAGCCTGCGTGTGGATGATGCCACCAGCCTGGTCGATGTTCATGGACATTGGTTTCTCCGTCTGAGGGATTGTGATTAGCGACGTGCAAATTGCAGCAGCGTCATCGACTCTTGGTAATGCGCGTAGTTCTCGGTGCGCGATTGGCTCAGCACGTAGCCATGCGGCGCAAATGCTTCGACGTATTCGGACGGTTCGCGGTTAAAGACGGGCGGATCACCCTCGCGCCGCCACTCCCGGCCCATCATCTCACTGACGCAGACAACCGGAGCTTTGATCTTGCCAAGCAGCGCGTCCAGTTCCTCGTCAGGGACATGCATCAGGACAGTATGGAACAGGTACACGTCGCCCTGCGGTAGCTCGTCCTGCACCACCTCGAATGCGTGGAGAGGGTTTCTCTCGATCGCCTCGGCAATGCTCCGCTCGTTCAGGTCGAGGCCAAGGTAGGCATGGCGATCGAAGGCGCAGGCCAGCCGTCCCGGCCCGCATCCGATCTCGACCACGAAGCCATGAGAGGCCACGTCAGCAAGATACGGCAGCAGCCACGCGCCTTCGGGATTAGCCTTGCCTGCCGGCGTGATGTGGCGAACGCCGTTCTGTGTCCGCCAGAAGTCCGAGGCTAGTTGAACCATAACGATGTCTCATGTGGACGCGGCTGGCCGTGAAAGAACACCACCCGCGCATCGTCAGGCACGCCGTCCCGGCATTGCGCCTTCCAGCTCACCAACTGGCCCGGCACGATATCCTGCAACCGGATCGCCATCGGCATCTGCTGCGTGATCCATGCCTGATCGCCACGCGGATCGTCGGTCGGACAGCCAGCGTCCTGCCATGCCTGCCAGATGTGATCCGCCTCGCCTGCCGTCCATGACATGATGCCTGAGCCCATCTGGCCCGGTTGCCAAACGTCACGCAGGCCAGCGAACGGGCCGTCATAGTCCATGAGGTCGGTCAGATCCCCGGTGATGACGGTGTCCAGATCGAAGTAGACGCAGCGCTCGCCTTTCGGGAATCGGCCAGGCTCGAACATCTGCATCTTGGCCCACCAGTTCGCAGGACCATCGCGCAGGACGTGGAACTTGGCCTCGCCCTTGTAATGCCTCGCCACGCCCGACAGGAGCTTCGAGACGTAATCCTCGCCTCGCCCTAGATAGTCGCCCGTCGCAACGCAAATCACGTTCAGCGGCTTCGTAGAGGCCCGGCGCGGCCAGTTGGCGACCAGGTTCGACCGCTCCCGCACCATGCTCTGAAGCAGACCGTCGCCGTGGAAGCTCACCACAGGCTTGTCCGCTTCCAGCGCGAACACTTCCTGCATTTGAAACCAGTCAGTGCATTGCGTCAGGAAATTGTTGTCCGTGACGTAGCCGTTGATCTCGATCGTTCCCACCGTGCCATCCCTGCTGTCGGGATAGGCGTGGGTCTGGGCGCCGCGATACGAGCTATCCAGCCCGTGCATCTCGAATTTACGGAACCCCATGTAATGACCGAGGTTGAGCCAGCGGATGCCCATCGTGGTCCCGCCCGCTACCATCGCCGTGCCGCGGGGTAGTGTCTCGCTGATCCCAGGCGCTCCACTCGGATGCCAGAGGATAACCTTGCTCTTGCTCAGCTTGTCGAAGACGCTCGGATGGCAGGTGGACGCCACGAAGTAGAACACGTCGGGGTGCGGTTCGATCAGGTCCGCGATGTGCGGTCTGGCATCGAGGAGCCCGCAGGCCCACGGGGTGATGCCCTTGGAGAGAAGGAAGCCCAGCCCTGCATTTGCGGTGACGATGACGCCATCAAGGTTGCGCCATGTGTCTCCGAGAGAAGGGCCACCGCCCGCAACAGTCAGTGTGTGACCGTGCGGGCGGCAGTGTTGCGGCATAGGCAGGCCCCGCCCCAGCGCAGAACGGACGTGCTCAAGCATCGTCTCGTCAGGCGTGGATACTTTCGGCGGGACCATCGAGAGGACGCGAGCAGCCGCGCCCGCGCCTCCGTCAGTCGCTCGCATCACGAGATGATCGAGACGCGGTCAGCCGTATATGGTCGGTTCAGTTCAAAGTCAGCAACGCCAGAGCTGGCCACCGTCGTGCTTGCGCCGAGGGCGCCCCAGACATAGTCACCGGCCACAGACGCATCATCCACCGATCCGGCAGTGCCGGTGATGTAGACACGCCCGTTGTCCGCGAACGAGGTCAGGCACGAGCCAATGGCCTTGCCGCTGATCTGGAACCAGCCCCAGTACGAGGCCGTCAGGGTTGCCATAGCGACAGCGCAAGAGCCGATGGCGTTGGCGGCAAGCCGCGTCACGCTTCCATCGTCCGTGTTGAGCGTCACCCAGTTGCGGATGGCGCACGATGCGACACCCTTCATGTAGACGAACTCGCCAGCGCCATACGTCTCGTCCTTGCACAAGACGATGGTTCCGGTGTCGTGTTTCTTCGTAGCAGATTTCTCGGCAATCGCCTGGTTGAGCAGGAAGTTGCCAGCAGGTGTCCAAGTCATTGGAGTTTTCCTATTGGATTGTTGTGAAGGCGACCAAGTCCAGCGGCTCACCCATCTAAGGACAAGCCGCTGGAAGGGTCAGTTGCTCAGGTCAGGTCGATCAGGGGCTGGAATCGTACAGCTTGGCAGTGTGGACGGGGTTCTTGAGAACCAGTTCGCCCATGAAGCCAATGTGCTGGACCACAGCGTCCTGGTTGATCGGCATCTGCTTGCCACCGAACCGCTCGAAGTTGCGGTCCTTGTTGTAGTAGAAATGCAGATCCTTCATCGAGATGAAGTAGCTCGCGTCGTCCGGCATGGCCGTACCGACACCGCCTTCGAGAACCACGTCGATCGACTTGCCAGCCCCATAATATTTCATGGCGCTGAAACCGCCTTTTCCAAGGCCGTTCTCGTCGTTGATGCGCTGGATGGCCGAGAGGGCCGCATCATACGCCTGATAGTGCTGCGTCGAGCAGGTGATCAGGTCGGGGCCGCGTTGACCGCGCGAGCGTGCGAACACGACGTGGTTGAACAGCGGACGCACCGTGGTCGAAGTGACCGCAGTAATCGCCGTGCCGGCAACCGTGATCGAGTTGGCGTTGTAGGTCGTCGTCCGCCATTGGGTGTTGCTTACCCGGCTGATGCCGCCATACGTGCCGGTCGAGGTCGTGGTCGGAATGGCAAGCTGGAGCCCGCCGATCTGGTTGTCCGAAGAGCCAGCAGAGTGGATGTCCTCGCAGAAGCGATCCTGCAATTCCATCTCGGCAGCTTCCATGTGCATCTCGAACACGTTTTCGAGTTGCCCTTCTCCGCTGTTCTGAAGGATTTCCTGACCCGTCAGCATGATCGAGACCGCGCCCAATTTCGGCGTGAACTCGGCATCGTTGAACAGATCGACCGGCGACGGGGCAAGAAATTGAGCACCATTGTCAGTTTTGTTATCGCGAAGCGTTTAAGCCGCGCTTCTGCATCTTCCGCTCGTTGATGCAGCTCAGACTATATCATCACCGTTGTTCCGGTGTCGGGCGCTCGTGGGCGGGTTATTCTTTCGTCACCGCCTAGTCGTTGCACCTTCCGCAGCCCTGACCTCTTGCGAGGCTACATCTGCGGCTTGGCTCAGGATTATCAATGCAGTACAATAAGATTGGTTCTTGGTACTGCGAAGCGTTGGTTTTCCCTGAGTTCACCCGATTATTCGATTCGGAGTTTTCCGTTGCCAAAGGTTCTGAAGACGTGTGTTCGGTGTGGCGTCGAGTTTTCGATCTTTCCGTCCCGAGAGCGCTGGCAAGCAGCGAGAGGCGTCGAGATCAAGTTTTGCTCCCGCAAATGTACCGCCGAAGCAAGGTCTGCTGGAGAGATCGGATCGCGCAAGCGAGAGGGAGGCGAACTCCCATGCTCGACCTGCGGAACGCCGGTCTATCTGAAGCAGTACAAGCTCAAGCGCGACACCCTGCATTTCTGTTCGCAGGGGTGCAGGATCAAGGCGATTTCCGAGAACCGAATTGATCGCAAGTTCGATCAGATTGCCGAGAAGAAGAGGACCGGCGCGTGGTTTTCCTGCTGCATATGCAGCAAGAAGAAGTACCAGCGCATCTCCTACATTAACCGGAACGTGAACAAGACTTGCGGCAGTCGATCCTGCTTTTCGGCCTATCTGCGAAGCCTCTGGAGCCTGCCTCCGTGCTCTGATGAGGAGCGCCGGAAATCAGGCAGTAGGGGTCCGCGACCGAAGAGGGTATCCAATTTCACCGCCAAGCAGCGGCTAAACTGGCTGGAAGACGCCTGCGCTCGGTGCGGAACATCCGACAACCTGGCGCTAGACCACATTCTTGCAGTCAGTTGCGGTGGCAAGTCGGAGCGAGAGAACGCTCAAACCCTTTGTCAGCCATGCAACAACTGGAAGATGAAACACATCGATAAGCCCTTGGCGCGGGCTTGGAACAAACTCCAAAAAGCGGCTTAGTGGATGGTGGATTCCACGGTTAACCGAACATACGAGCCCGATTCGTTGTAGAGCTGACGGATGCGGATCGTCGGGCCGCTGTAGGCTTTCCATCCGCCCTTGCTCTTCATGGTGTAGAGGATGGCGTTGGCGTTGGAGACAAGGTCTTGATATCCGGGGGACCGGAACTCAAGGGCGAGCGAGAACGCTTCCCCGAGTTTTTCTACGCTTGATAGTGGCACGACAAATGGTCCTTGTGATTAGGCGATGCCTAGCTTGCTGAACGCAGCCGTGATGGCATCGCGTGCTGATGAGGGGACTGGCCGTCTCACGGCAGGGTTTGAGCCTGAACCGGGTGCGCCAGTAATGGATGCTTGACCGCGTCGGGTTTGAGCCACGAGGTCGGGCGCCGGAATATCCGGCGCGGGGGGCGAGAGCGACGGAGCGGGGTTGAGCCGCTCGACCTTCTCGTAAGCTTTCTGCAACCGGGCCATTGGTTCAAGGTCCGGTGCAAATCTCGGGTTGTGCAGTTCTGTCTCGATGTCTCTTGCAAGCTCATCAAAGCGGGGATGAGCCTTCGAGAACTCTGCAACCTGGTTCTGGATGGAAGATGAGCGCTGCTCCATTTCTTCCTGCTGACGCCGCTGCTGGGCCGTCTCATAGGCCGCAAGGCGTCTCTCTGTTTCTTCCAGCCTGCGCTGGAGGTCGGTGTTCTCGGTGTCGAAGGCTGTGTCCGGTTCAACCTCGTCCACGATCTGCTTGGCGAACTGGTAGAGGCTCTCATAGCCCTGGTTCTTGACCAGCCGCTCGATGCCCGCGGGCATGTTCGTGGCAAGCAGGCGATCGAACTCGACGTAGTTCTTCAGCGTCTCCTTGAGAGGAGCCCTGTAGGTCTCCTGCGAGAGCCGGTCATACTCGGCAAGCTCGTTCCAGCGCTCAGCGCCTTCCCGATGCTTGACCAGCCCGGCGCTGAGTTCGTCGTGCATCCTGACGACTTCAGCACGCAGAGGCTCAGGGGCTGCATCCCATGTCGATTTGGCCTCGGCAGACATGCGCTGCGGGGGCTGATACCTGCTCGGTGCGGTCGGTGTCGGCGTTGCAGGCGGTGTTGCTACAGTTGCTGCATCTGCGACAGGTGGCGCTGCCTTTGCAGCCTCCATGTTCGCACGGCGCGTCTCCCAGCCCTTGGCCGTGCGCTCGGATGCTTCAGATCGCGCCGTTGCATCACGCGCCTGCTTCTCGGCTGCACTCTTGGCATTGGCGACCAGCTTCTCGTCTGCACCGGGTCCATCACGCAGGACAGCCGCTGCACGCTCCGTTTCGGTCGGCGGGCGAGCCTCGACCGTGTTGAAGGCGCTGCGGATGGCGTCGCTGATCGATGGCGACTTGTCAGCCTTGGCCGGCGCGGATGACTTGCCCTCGGATGCAGCCGGGGCTGTCGAAGGTCCGCTGCTTGTGGAAGGTGCAGATGCAGGTTCGCTGCCGCCCGTTTGAGGGGCGCTAGAAAGGTCGTCGGCCATGTGTAGCTCCGTCTGAGGGAGGGGTTAGTTAGGTCGGCCCGAAGGCAACCATTCGTCGAGAACTCTGGTGAGACGCTCGCACTGGCATTCGATGCCGTGCAGTTCGAGTTGGACAGCGTGGATCAGGCAGTCAGCCGCGAAGCTCGCAATCGTGCTTTCCGGCATCAGTGTGTCACGCAGCCTGGCGATGGCTTCGAGTTCGTCGTCATTGAACGTCAGAGTGATGCGCTTGCTCACTTGATGACACCGAAGGGCGTTGCAGCCTGCTTGGCTCTGGCCCGGTAATTGGCGACGGTTCCGCCCTCGTTGAAGACGATGTTGTTGGCCTTGGCGACGGCTTCCTTGATGGCCTTGCGGTCGGGCTTGGGCTTCTTGAGCGGGGCAGGCTTGTCGTTGCCCATCTCCACCATGCCGCGGGCTTTGTACTCCCGGCGCAACTTGGACTTGCTGGTGAAGTGGATGCCGCTCGCCTGACACTGGACGCCGTTCAGCCCGCCGATGCTCTCCAGGTTGTCGCTGATGATGCCGATGCCCGCATACTCGTGGGCAAGGTCGAACTGCTCAGGCATACAGTTGTGCGGCCAGTGCGAGGTCTCGTGCATCCCGCCGCAGGTCTTGCAGGCCATGAACTGTCCCGAGCGCGGCCCACTGAGATAGTCGTCGTAATGCGCGGTCGGATCATACTTTGGCTCAGCCGCCGAGGCGGCAACCTGCGAGGCTTCCACCAGCTTGTTGGTTTCCTTGCAAATACGATAGACAGTCTTGGTCATCAGAACGTCCCGCGTCTGTAAGTGAACTCCACGCCCCGCTTGGTCGGGTCCAGGTTCTTGCCTTGCAACAGGGCCTCTGCGTCGTGGTCGATCAGGTGGTCGTTGACACTGATGCGCTTGGCCCTGCGCTTGGGCGGCTCGTCCAGAACCGGCGCCCGTGTGCAGGCATTCAGCACCCAGCCATAGAGCAGCGCCAGATATGCGCCCGCCGTCTCGTCCTCGTTCGGTGGCCGTGCCTCATCGATCCCGTTGGCATTGAGCCGGGCTGCGATGGCGTAGAACTCGGAGCGGTCCCAGCCGTCAGCCATCAGTTACGCCGCCAGAAGCAGCAGGATGATTGCATCGTCATAGTCGCGTATGTCCTGCCTGATCCGTTCCGCCAGTGCGCGGGCTTCTTCCCTCGCCTTGCGGTCGGCCTCGATCAGCGCCTTGCGTTCGCGCCGGGCCTTGAAGTCTATCAGCGACGGCCTGGTCAGGACGGGCTTGGGATAGTCCAGAAGCGCCGTAATGGCCTTCAGCCTCGCCTGGCTGATCTCAATCGCGATCTGTGCCGGCGCTTCTTCCGGCTCAGTTCCAAGCGCCCTTGAAATAGCGTGGCGTCGGTTTGCCCTGTCTGCTTCCTGCCTGCGTGCGGCTTCCTGCCGGTTGGCGTCCTCTTCCGCCCACCTGCGGCGAAGCTCTGCCATGTCCTCGACAATGGGCGCCTTGCGGCGTGTCCATCCATCGTGGCCGTCAATCTGTTGTGTCGGCTCGTCAGCCGTTCCCGTGAAGGTGAGGTCTGCCGTGAACGTCGAGGTTCCGGCGAACGCACCAGAGATAGCCCCAGCCGGAAGATCCAGCGTTCCCGTCCATGAGGACGAGCCCGCAAAGCTGCCAGACATCGCGTTAGGGTCGGTTGCAGTTTCCTGCCCGCCCATCGCTTTGAAGTAGAGTGCTTTCCAGTAGTCGGCTGAGAAGAAATTGGCCATCAGTCGAGGTCGTAGGTTATGGCGGTTCGATTGCCGTCCGTGTCCACGCTTGCCACGATGCGGTTTGCGCCATCAGCCACCGCGTTCCGTATGGTGATGGTCGCCGTCCCGCCGCCGCTGATCTTGCCCGCCGTCGCCGCCGTCACCAGACGCAGCGCCTGCCGAAGCGTCATTCCCGTTTCGATGTCTTCCTGATCCAGCAAATAGGACGAGAACCCTTGCGCCTCCAGCGTGACAGGCGGTGCGAATGAGCCCGACATGGAGCCCGTCGCGTACCGGATCGCCTCGAAGCTTGCGACACCTGCAAACGCGCCCACGATGTTGCCCTTGGCGAGTACAGCGCCGGAGAAGGCAGCGACACCTGCGAACGTGCCAACCGCACCCAGCGCCGCCGTGACGTTGCCTGCGAAGGTTCCGACACCAGCAAACGAACCGATGCCCGAGACGACAAGCTGACCCGTGCCGGCGAAAGCTGCAACGCTCGCAAAGGTCGCTGCAAGGTTCCGGCCCGCAGCGATGGACGCCGTGAACGCTGCAAGCCCGTTGGCCGTCGAGTGCGCTGAAATCCCGCCCGCCGTGCGCGGCATCAGCCAGCCGCGGGCGCCGTAGCCTCCAGGTATCGACGCCAGTTCGTAAGCGTCGGTTGAGTATTCCGTAATCGCTATGTTACGCAGCGCGCCGTTGCGGCCCCAATTGGCGCGCGTATTGACCTGCGCCGATCCTACGCCAGACGCATGGGCCGTTGAGGTTCCGCCAAGCCAGCGGCCCGGACCTTTGTTGAGGACGCTGTAATTGCCCCAGAGCATATCAGCTCCAACCGAAGTCGAGCGCTCCAAAAAACGAGCTGTTGTTCGGAATGGCCGAGCCCGCGTAGATCATCCACGCGAGGCACGCCCCGTCATAGACCCTCGGCATAGAGGGAAGCTGGTTCACCAGATCGCGCTCTGAGGCCACGCCCAGCGTCGTGATCGGCAGCGTCAGCAGCGGCTTGGCGAAGCACAGGTTGTAGACGCCAGTGGTCACGCCCGCGCTCGCAAGGATGATGTTCTGGATCGTCCTGATCCCCGCATCACCGCCAGCCAGCGGGAAGAACGGCCCGAACTTGCCCGAGCCCGTGCCTGAGTAGGGAACGCCAAGCAGCGGCGAAGTTGCGTTGTTGGTCGGCAGCGCGGGCGAGGATGGCGTGGTACGTGAGCCCGTGCCTGCGCTGTTGGTATAGGTGAGCTGGAACGTTCCCGTTCCCGCCGTGCCCGCCGTCGAGGCCACCAGAAACGCTTGCACCCCTGCCCCATCCGAATAGCGCGGCAGGCGAACCGTCATCGTGTTCGTGCCGGAGCCTGCATCTGTGAACGCAATTGCCGTCGTCGCGACCGCGTTCGTCAGGGACGTGGCAAGGCGCGAGGTCGTCGCAGAGACGCGGATCGTCCAGTAGATCGTGCCCGCCACAAGGCCCGTGGGAAGCGCGCCCGTCGTCGTGAAGCTGACAGGGGTGAGATCGGCATAGTCCGCCACCGTGGTCATCAGCAGGCCAGACGAGGACGAGAACGTCACGTTTTCCGTGTTCACCAGCGTCTTCGTGCCGACCGTGGAAATAGTCGCGTTGGTCAGCGTGGCGTAGCTCAGAAGGTCCACGAGCATCATCACGCACGGCACAGTCGTCGCCGCAGCTGTGAAGGCAGAGGCGTTGAGCAGCACCTTGTAGTCCGTCGCGCTCGCGCCGATGTTGCCGCCGTGCTGAATGCCGCCATGCGTCGTGCCGATATCGTAGAGCGGCTTCTGAACCAGCGTTGTACCAGAGCCCAGCGCCGTGTTTGCAACCGGATTGCCAGCGCCGCCTGCAAGGCATTGCCATGTGCCAGCCACAACCGTGCCGCCCGTCGCGTGGTTCTTGTTCCAATCCGCGCGGAAGAACTTCCCCGAGTTGGAGACGTTCGTCACGAGGTTATCGAGCGAGGAAAAGCCAGCCATCTAGTTCCACACCGTTTCGATTGTGCCCATGATCTGCGCACCCGACAGCGTCCCGCTCGGGTAGCAGATCAGATTGAGGTAAGCGTCGCTCTTGATCTCAGCCAACTGGACGCCGTCGAGGATCATGTCGCGCTCAACCGGCGCCGTGATGTCGTGAACCGCGAACGAAGCCAGCGGCTTGACCAGAACCAGCGTGATCAGCCCCACGTCGCCCGTCAGGAACGTGCAGCTCTCGATTGATCGCACGCCACTGTCACCAGCCTGAAGCGGGATGAATGGCCCGGCGCATCCAAGCGTGGCCGGCGCCGTCGAGATGATCGTTCCGTTCACCGTCTGGGTGTTGCAAGTGACCGTCGCGCTTGTCCGTCCCGCAACGCCGTTCGAATTGGTATACGTGACAAAGAAGCTGACCCCGCCAATCTGCGAGGCGACTTCCACCGCCATGATCTTAACGCCCGCCCCGGTCGGATACCGTGGCAACGCATCGCCAACGATCATCGACTGAGCGTCCGTGACACTCATATCCACGAAGGGGTAATACAGCAGGTAATCACACAGGATGCAGGGCAGCGGGACCGCAGTCGTCGTCACCGTCATCGCCAATATGCGGCGCAGGTGCTTCGTGTACGTCCCGCCCGGCGTCGCGCCGTGGAACAGCCCGCCGTCAGCCGATTGCGTCAGCGCCTTACCGATCAGCGGCGCCGCAGCGTAGAAGTTCGGCACCGGATTGCCCGGCGACATCGAGAGATCGAACCAGATGCCCGAGCCCGTCGTCTGGGTCGGGACTTTCCGCCATCCGAACAGCGTGGCCTGTCCAGCCTCTTCGGCGTCAATCAGCTCCCTGAACGAGCGGAACGCGGTCATGGCGCGGGCTCAGGTTCGGGCTCGGGTGGAGGCTCAGGCGGAGGCTCGTCCTCGCTCACCACGTCAGCAGAGGAGACACAGGCACAAGCCTTCCACGCTTGATTATCTTCAACCCTCGTGAGGAGCCCGCACTGGGTGCATGTGTGCCGATAGATAATCATCAGTCCTCGGTGCCGTCCAGGTCGCCTGCGCCAAACTGCGGCTGAATGCCTGAGCTGATCGCCAGCGAAGCCGACAGCGCGCCGCGGTAGAGAACCTTGCCCGTGCCACTCGATGCCGTGCCAATCGCGAAGTATGTCGCCGTTTCGGAACCGCCCGTGCATTGCGGGAACTGCACAAGCGCAGCGTTGGTCACGGCGTTGCCCGACACCGTCCAGCCAGCGCCAGAGCGTGCGACAGCGACCCGCGCATAGCTCGTGTAAGCGCATTCATTCGTGGTCTGGGTTCCAGCTTCGCCCGGATCGCCCGTATGAAGCGACACATAGAGCGAGCCCGCCGTAGCTGACGGTTGCAGGCCCGATGCGTCACCAATGAGCGCCGCTGCGGTGTTATTGAAGATCAGCAAAAGGAGGTCGTTCTCGAAGGTGTTCGACTTGCTCATTGAATGCCGACTGGCCGTCCCTCTGAGTTGAACTTGATGGTCTTGGGTCTGGACATGCTCTCAGCCAGCGCCTGCTGAGCCTGCGCGACCGTCTCAAGCCCTTGGCTCAGGCTTGCGAGGACAGCGTTCATCGCCTCATCGCGCTTCGATGACTTGGCCTCGCCCTCAGCCCTGTATGAAGTCTCGCGGCCCTCGCGCTCGTATTCCTTGGCTTCGAACTGCGCCTGCTGCTCTTGCTTCTCGCGCTTGGCCTCGTCAGCCTGCTCAGCCATCGAGATGATCTTCAGGCGCTCAGTGTCCATCGCAATGCGCGCCATCATCAGGTCGATCTGGCGCATCATCGCGTCATGCTCGGCCTTGCGTGCGGCCTCGGCGTTCTTGCGGTCCTCGTCCTGCATCTTCAACGTGCGGTCTTCCATCGCCTGCTGGCGCTTGATCATCTCGTCCTGGCGCTTGCGGTCAGCTTCCTGCATCTGACGCATGGCGTCCTGCTCAGCCTTCATGCCCTCGGCTTCCAGAGCCTTCGCAGCCTGCGCCATCTTGGCGTCACGCTCGGCCTTGCGGTCCTCAAGCTCCATCGCCTTGGCCTGCATGCCCTGCTCGATCGCCTTGGCCTCCATCTCGGCCTTCTGCGCTTCAGGGCTCGGCGGGCGAGGCTCGCTCGACTTCTTGGTCATCATCTCCACGAAGTCGTCGATCGCCTGCTCCATCTGACGGCCCGCACGGAACGGGGCCAGCATGAACTTGAGCATCTCGCCTGCGAAGTCCGCAGCCTCGGGAGCCTGTGCAAGCAACGGGGCGAGCGCATTGGTCGTCTGGGCAAATGCCGCTGAGAACTCGTTGCGCGCCTGCTTCTCGGCGTTCTCGTCCGGCTGGATGGTCGAGTCCGTCGCAATCATCAGGGTGAACGGGCGGATCTTCTGGTTCCGCAGGAGGCCGACCACCTTCTCGATCGTGACAACCTCAGCGACTTCCTTCTTGTGCTTCTCGATAAGCTGCTGCTTGGCCTGCTCGATCTGCTGGGGATCAGGCGGGGGCTGGCCTTGGGCAACCGCTTGCTGCGCCTGGCTGATCGCCTGCTGTATCTCCTGCTGCATCGCCTGCTGGTGCTGCGCGAGCACGTCAGCCTGCTTGGGCAGATCCTCGATCTGGCTCATCTCCATGAGCGTCTGAGGCGCGAAAACCTCAGCCATGATCTCGCCAGCGATGTTCAGCGCGCCATCCGCAATGCGGACCATCTCGCCCTGACGGTCACGGATGCGGATCGAGCCGTATTGGCTCTTGAGCTGCTGCGCTCCCAGCGTCTCCGCAGCATCGGTCGTGCCGCGCATGATGTCGGAGATGCCGCTGATCTGGTAGACGTCATCGATCAACTGCCGGCGCAGCCCGACCAGTTCCTTGACCGTCTGGGCGACTTCCTGAACCGGAAGCCAGACAATGGCGTCCCTCAGAGCAGCGGGACCGCCCATCTGCGACATGCCCGGCAGCGGGACCATGACGCGGCGGTTCTCGCCCGTGTTCAGTTGCCTGATCGCAAGCTCGACGGCTGCACCGATATCCTCAGCGCCCGATGCATAGAAGCCCACCAGACGGAGGCTCTCGGACAGCGCACTGATGCGGGCCGTGAGTTCGTTGATCTCTTCGAGCTGATCCCGGTAGAAGCTCGCGTCCGGCACAGGCACGAGGCTGTCAGGCTCAAGCGTCCCGTAGCTTGGCCGCGGGCATGGCCAGAAGCCCTCGATGCTCAGGTGCGGCGGGGCAATGTCCAGCACTTCAGGCGCATGGGGATGAACCCAGACCACCAGGTTCTTCGCCTTGTGCCATAGCTCCCAGACACGCGCCTTCTTCTCGATCTTGTACTCGTCGGCGGTGTCCTCGCTATCGACATAGGCAATGTTCTGCCATGCCTCTCCGAAGCGCTCCTCGCCCTTGGCCTTGGTCAGCCACGTCCCGCGCGCTACCCAGCCATTCTCCGACCAGATGCGTGACGGCTCATGCAGGAAGTCCCTGCGATGCACCCACTCGTATCGGACGCATTCCTTGATCCCATCGCCCTTGGGATAGGTCTCATACCGGAGCCACATCTGGCCGCGGCCCGTGAGCGCCAGGTCATCACGGACACGCTTCAGGGTGTCATGCACCTGCTCGCCATCAAATGACGCGATCAGGGCGCGTTCCAGCATCTCGCCGGTCTTGCGGGCAACAGCGCGATTGCTGTCCTTGAACCTCTGCACCACCACAGGCTGAGGCGCTCTGGCATAGATCGAAGGCTTCAGGACTTCGAGGTTCGCATAAAGCATCTGAAACTCACGGTCGCCGCCTGACTTGAGGCGGGCGCCGCTCGCGTAGTCCTTGGCGATGTTGTCACAGGTCTTGTGCCACTCGTCGAAGACCTTCTCGGCCCCCGCGATCATGTCCTGCCACGGCTTGGCATCGCGGGACTGCTCTGCGTCTTCGGGAGCGTCCTCCGGTGCTGCTGGGGCGTTGTCGTCTACCATCACCAGTTCTTCCGTTTGTTGCTCACTGGCGTCGGCGCACCGGGCAGGTAAATCTGGCCAACCTTGGCCGTGGGCTTGGGCTTCTCAGGCTCGATCGCCTTGCCGGCCTGCATCCTGTCGAGGAGCTGACCTACGAGGCCCAGAGCATCGACAGCATCGTCATGGACCCCGACCGGGAAGCTCAGCATCTCCGAGACGAGGTCTGCCCTCCACGGTGCATCAGCACGCATGTAGAGGCCCAGCATGGCCATGCGGCCCCGTATGGACTGAGCCCTCACAGCCTTGTCGCCCCGTGTGGGGAAGCTCTCGCGATGGACGTAGGCCTTGCGCTCAAGCATCCGCTTCAGCAGGAACGGGCCGACACCGGACTTGATCTGACCGCCCTCTTCAGCCCAGCCGAGGGGCTTCCACTTGAGGACCAGGTCACAGAAGGCATCGACCCAGACATCGGACGAGGATTGCCCGCGCCAGAGGTCGAGCAGGTACATGCGGTTCTCAGGGTCAATCCCGACAACGGCGTGGACCGTGTAGTCGCCCCCGTTAGCCGTGACCGCGTAGTCAGATCCGCCGTAGACCTTGAGCGTTGCCCGGTCGGGCAGGACGTTGACCGTCTTGAGCCATTCGGCTTTGAAGTAGTCTCCCTCTTCGGGGACGGGACGCTGTTGGTAGAGCGCTGACCAGTCGCGTGGGCCGACCGCCAGCTTTATCCGCTCCAGCGCGTTGATGTCGTACTGCTCAGGCCACAGCGCATTGCCATCGTCCGAGATGGCCGGGAGGTTTACCACCCTCCAGTTCTCGTGGGCGTGGTCCTTGAGCAACCAGCCCGAAAGGTCGTCCTCATGCCAGCGGGTCTGGATGATCACGATTTTGCCGCCAGGCATCAGGCGGGTGTAGGCCGTGGACGTGTACCAGTCCTTGATCTTCTTGCGGATGGTCTCGCTGTCCGCGTCCTCGCGGTTCTTGATCGGGTCATCGATCAGCAGCAGGTGAGCGCCGCGGCCCGTCAGTGGACCGCCAACACCTACCGCAAAGTATGCCCCGTTCTGGCCCGTGGTGAATGAATCATCCGGGTTGCCCTGAACGTGGAAGCGCTTGACCGCCGTTGAGTCCGCCTTGATCGAGACGCCTGGGAAGACCTGGGCAAAGGCCGGGTCTGCAATCTGGTTCCTGACCTTCCGCCCGAAATCGTCTGCCAGTTCCTGCGTGTGGCTGGCCGCGATGACGTAGTGGTCAGGGTTCCTGCCCAGATACCATGCCGGGAAGTTCTCGGATGCCGTGTGGCTCTTTCCATGACGCGGCGGGAGGAACAGCATCAGCCGATCGCTATCGCCCCGCTCCAGCGCTTCCAGTTCCCTGGCAATCAGCCTGATGTGGTCGGGGTAGCGATAGCCGGCCCACTGGTAGGCCGAGTAAGCCGTCAGCCGTGAGAAGGCGAAGTCCTCGGGGCTAGGAGTTTGCGAGGTACGCTGCTGCGACCGCTGCATCACGCTGACCCTTGCTCACGAACGGCATGTCGGGGTCTTCCCCAACTGGCTGGGTTGCCTTTCCATAGGCGCGGTCGAGGATTTCCTTGGCCGCTGCGATCTGGGCCTGCTCGCTCTCGGCGCTCTTCATCAGCACGGCGAGAACCTTCAGGGCTTCGGGGCCGTGCTTGCGTGCAGCAGCCTTGATCTCAGCCGTCGCCTTGTTGAGTGAACCCGGTGGCCTGCCCCTTCCGGCACTGCCTTTATTCTTGCCTATTTTATTTGTTCCGGCTCCATCGCCCATTGTGTTCGTCCTTAGCGGTCTGAGCGCCTGTGGATAATTTAGGCTACGTAGTCTGTGCCGTCCGTGTTGATCAGGACGGCTGGCAGTCCACCGGACACGACCAGCGTGATGGCCTGGCCTAGAGTGGCGTTGGGGGTCATGACGGGGGCAGCAGCAGCTACAGAGCTTTGAAGCTGGGTGACTGGACGCCCGCCACTAGCGAGGATGACGACGGGAATGCCGGGATTGCTTGCCATGTCAGCTATCCAGCCAGTGGATGAGTTTCGAACAGAGTTCGATGAATGCGGCGAGCATGAGCTGCCTCATGGGGTGCGGGAGCGTCAGCCAAACTGACCGCCTCCCCTTTAGAACTTGTCGGCTATTCCAACTCTCGCAGCATCCGCTTGAGCCTTGCGCCTCGGATTGCCGCGATGAAGGATGCCCGAAGGAACAGCAGCGCCAGGATTCCGCAGGCTGCTGTCAGGGCTATGATGGTCTGGTCGTCGGTCACGCCGTCAATCATCGTCTTCGTCAGGCTTGTAATCGCCGCACCAACTGGTGCGCAGCGTCACGGGCCAAATTGCAAGATTATCATCTGATGTTTCGTCATTTGGACGAGGGGCATAACGGCAGCAATCACCACCCTCTTCCTCATACCCGTCTATGGAACCTGGGTTGCGCCAGTAAAAACACGTCCCGCAACGTTTTCCGCGCTGAGGTAAGGCCATCTAGGCAGGCTCTGCGTTTGCTGGCGGCTCTGCCGGCGCGGGCTTCACGGGCTGTTTCAGCTCGCCCATTGATCGCTTGAACTCGACCCAGTCAGCGCCGGGAAGCGTCGGGATTGGCGGAAGCGGCCCGACAGGGGCCACGGGTACGTCATAGACCTTCGCCAGAGCCTCGTAGCGCGCGATCTGGCGCTGTAGGGCCTTCATGGTGTCCGCTACCTGAGCACGGGCATAGGCGACCCTCTTGCGGCGCGTGATGCGCCAGGCTCTCAGGAACGGATTGGCGCGGGGTTGCCGCCCCCGGTTGGGGTTCTTGAAACTCAGGCGCTTGATCATGGGCCTACCGCTTCAGTGTCGCTTTGCGCGGTGCAGCGCGGGGCGGCGGGGTTGTGGATGGCGGCGGGCTGGACGATGCAGCCGCAACCTTGAGCCGGGGCGCGACGGGTTCGGTGCGCTTGGGCGGGCTGGTTATGTCGCTCCACGCCTCCGCGATCGGGCGCTTGGTCTGGAGGTTCAACGTCGGGGCTCTGTTGACCTCGACGTTAATGGAACGGATGCCCTCTTTATCCCCAACGATCCGGTGTCCGATCCATAGGCGTATCGAGGCGATGTTGCCGCTGATCACGCACTTGGCGTCGGGCCAAGTTGGGGTGACTTCCACTCTCAGGCCGGGGTAAATCTCTGCGTATTCACGGGCAACAGCGTGCCGGGCCAGTTCTTCAAGGTGCGCTTCAGCCTCTTCGGCGCCCATCTTGGAAACGTCCACGCCTTTGACGGCCTGGATTGCTGCCTGCCTCAAGCGTTCGTCCGTGAAATCGTTGGAGCGGACGACACCGACGGGCTCGACGCGGTTCTTTGAGAAGAAATAGGCCCCTGCCGCGATAGCCGCAGTCAGGGCCAGCAAGATCCACGCAAAGTCTGCGAAGGATAGGGACATGGGAGAAGCCCCCTTCTCCGATTTTGGGCAATATTTCGGGAACGCGAATTAACGGGGCGACCTGATCGGCCTTCCGCAATTCGGGTGGTTGGCGGGCGAGCGCCATTCATACCAACTGCCCCGCTGCATTTGTGTCTGCTTCGCGGCGAAAACACAACCCCTAGTCGATTACGCGGCTTTCACCACGTCACCGATCGCCATCGTCGTCGGAGACGAGCGCCCGAACAGGGTCAACAGCACCTGAACGTCCAGATTGGTGCTGCCGATAACCTCGCCCTTGTGGCCGGCGAACGGGCCTTCCTCGATGCGGACAACGTCGCCCACGTCATAGGCCGGGTGCATCCGCATGTACTTTGCGGCGCCTACCCGCACCGCTTCCAGATCGGCAAGGAGCGTCTGGACGCCGCCCCGCTTGACCTTGCCGTCCTGCTCGTAGCTTGCCGCCCACGGTATCTGACGCGGGACACCAGCGTGCTTGACGAAGCCATGAACCAACCCGAACCGGGTCAGCTCGTGAAACTGGATCGGCGCCGTGCCGGGAAATCCGACCATGACCAGCCCGTGGCAAATTGGTGAGCGCCAGCGGAATACCTTGCCGCGCCGAACCTTGTGCTTTGCCACGGTCGGGATTGCAGCAGGGACGCTGCACAGGTCTAGAACCTGGATGACCCGCTCTTCCCTGTTCGACTCGACACAAAGGCCATACCACCGGAGGTTTTCCGGCTCGATGACAGCGCGCGTGACCAGCGTCTGGGGCCGGATGACCTCTTCCTGCCCCGTGAGCCGGATCGCTGGGCCTGACGCCCTCGCCACGGCTTTGCGCTGGATGCGCCGGGCGCGCTTGGAATAGGCCCGCTCGATGTGTTCGCGTGTCATCGTCTGCGCCTTTCATGTCCGATTGATCCAAGTGCGAGTAGCCCCAACGCCAGCAGGCCGAAGCCTGCGAGCATCACGTTGGATGGCTGAGGCATGGCGGTAAACGTCGCCGCTAGGCCGAGGATTGTGAGTGCTGCTATCCTCATGAGTTTCTGCTCCCGTGCTTGATGCCCCACCATGCAAGCCAGCCGATCAGCGGAAGCGCGACGACGACCCCCACGATCAGGGCGAGTTGTTCGGCGCTCATTGCTTGCGCCCCCATCCGAATACGAAGCTGAGCGCCGGGAGCGCGAGGCATATGCCCAGCAGCACGAGGCAGACGTAAAAGCCCTGCGAGATCCAATCCATCAGGCGTCCTCCGTCTCGCGCTTGAAGATGCCCCACGGGTTGAACTTCTGGCGGTCATGCACGGCCTTGGGGTCGTACCAGTCGTGAGCCTTGGCGAGTGCGTCAGCTTCGGGGTTGGTCGGCGGCTGATCGACTACAGGCGCGTATCCCTCGGTCTGGGGCTCGTTCCATTGCGGCTGGATGGGCTCGCAGGTTTCTTGATCCAGCTCGATGAACTCGGGCTCAGGCGGAACGTCAGCAGTCAGCTCTATGGCTGCGGCTCGTTCAAGCTCCTCAGCGAACTCGCTGGCGACGTCGGGCTCGTCCTCGGGAGTGGGCGCAGCCAAGCTGACGCGATACGCGATGATGTCGTCGTCTCTGCGGTAGTTCGACCATTGCCATTGATCGAACAGAACGTAGGGATTGGCGAACGTCCCAGCGTGGAATTGCTCAAGCTTCCCAGAACGTGTCACGACACACACGAGCGCGGCAGGATCAACCGGACACTCCCCGCCCTCCCACTTCGTGAAGCCCTCCGGTATGTCCACCCCGGCCTGCATCTCGGGCTCTAGCTCCCAGCCTTCGTCGGTGTTGATGATGGGGGCGGCGTGGTCGGGCTCGTCGTTCGAGACGGTAATCAGCACCTCGCCGGGCTGAAGCGCGGCAATGGCAAGGTCGAGGTCGTCAAGCTCTTGCTCCACGCGGAGACGGTATTCTTCCCGCTCCTTGATTGCCTCGGCAACCTCATCGAGGACTTCTTCTTTCCGGTCTCTGCGCTCTTTCAGTTCATCGATTAGTGTCATGTGTGGTCCCTTTGATTGTGTGTGAACGCTACGCCCGCTTGCGCGGAAAGATCTGGTCCTGCGTCCATGCGTATGCCTTGGGCGCGGGCTGCTCTGGTGACTGGCGATCGGTGAGCGTCAGGAGCTTGCGAGCGCAGGACGGGCAGTAGGTTTTGCCCTCCGTCGGCTCTGAGCACTCGTAAGCGCTGCCGTGCCGGTAGCTGACCTTCTTGCAGAACTGGTTCGGCTCCCTCGGCTTGTTCGTCCAGCGTTCGACGTTGCGGGGCTTGGGGTAATATACGGATGACATTACGCGGCCCCCTCACTCTCGCATGACCAGACTTCGCTCTGGCGCTGGATGTCTGCCGGCCAGCCCGTGCTGTCGGTGAAGCTGCGCTCGATGAACAGGACGCGGTTCGTGGGCTGTGCCGTGAAGCGTCCGTTGCGGAGCGCTAGGAACATGAACTCTTTCGACTGCTCAGGCTCTGCGCTGAAGCCGTCGTTGAGCGGGCAGGCTGTGAACAGGTATTCGCCTAGATGCTCGGCAGGTCCGCACTTGGCGCGGGCTTCAAGGCCGCTCAGATAGGTGTAACGCACGAGCGAGAACTGGTCGCCGTAGCAGTCCCAATGCTGGCTTTCCTCTAACAGCCAGTCCTCAGCGTCAACGTGTTGAGCCAGCGCATGAAGCGGCACGTCACGGACTACGGCGCCGCACTCCAGCATGACGTGAGCGCCCCATGCGCGTCCGGGATAAGCGCGAAGGCCGAACCAAACAGCGGGCTCTGTTCCGGTCTGCTCGCCAGTGCGGACAAAGCTGCGCTCTACGTGGCAGTAGATGTGCTGGGGGAGGCTTCCAGATCCGGTGCAGAGGGTCATGCTGCCACCAGTTCGCCGTCGAGAGCGTGCCACGACATCAGATCGATCGACGCCACGACGACATCCGGCTTTGCGATCTGCATCGGAGGCGGCGGGGTCCAATCCGAGGACGCGCCCGCGGGCTTGGACACCATCTTGCCGACGCGCCTGCTGACCAGTTCACCGATCCGCGCCCGGCATTCGGTCAGGCGTGCAGCCAGCTTGGCGTCTTCCGGTTCTCGCAGAGACACCTTGCGATCCGCAAAGAGCACCGTGGTATGATCGCGGTCCCCGAAGTGACGGGCTATGACGGGATAGCTTGCGCCGGTGAGTTCCCGCGCCAGCTTCATGGCCTCCTGTCGCGGTCCCGAAAACATCCGCTTGCGGCACGCGCCTTCCAGCACGTCCACCGTCAGGCCGTTCATCTCTGCCACGACGGTTTTCACCTCGTGGATCTTCGCTTTGAATGTTGTTGTTCCCAGCCCAAACATGGTCATGCCTCCCCTGCGGCGCGGGCGAATGTGTTCGGCCCTTCGATCTCAAAAATCTCGCGGCGGACGCGCTCCTGTTCGATGCGCAGTCCCTCGATCTGTTCTTCGCGGTCGGCATCCATCAGGTGACGAACCGCGAAGGTGAAATCGCCGCCCTCAAGCACGGCCAATTCGCGGTAAAGCTGCGACAGCCGCGTGTGCTTGCCCTTGTTCATGTCCCACTCCATCAAGCCGTTTCGGATCATTCGTCGCGTTTCCGTTGGGCCGCGGATCGCGTCCACCAGTTCGCCCGCTGCGGGCCACCAGTGATGTGCATCGCGCGGCTTCGGGACTTCCGCCCACGTTGAAATCGCCCGCTCCACGAGGTCTGCCGGGTACTTGCTCAGGGCCGCGACGTAGACCCGCAGCACGTTGTCCGTGCGCAGGTCCGCCATGCCGGATTGCTTCTTCGTGGCGATCCAAAGGACGCTCAGCCAGGCTTTGAGTAGGTCCGGGTCTGCGGGCTGGCATGCGAGGTCAAACGCCTCCCGCAGCGGCGCGAGCGCGCGTCGGTCCGGTATGTTCGATGATGTCGGGACGAGCCTGTCGTCCATCCAGATTAGCGAGTGCTCGATCAAGGATGTCCTCAGACGGTCCTCGACCTCGATAGGCTTGGCCTCGTCCAGCAGGGCTGGAACGCTCGTGTCCGCCATTGATGATCTCCGGTTCTGGATTCGGGCGCAGGCGCTCGTCGCGGGCCTGCAAAATTGGCTTTTCGAAGTAGGCGATGTTCACGCGTTCGCCGCGGCGATGCAGGCTTTCGGCGGCTTTCATGATGCCGTTCCGAACGTCGTCCATCGTGCAGGTTGGGCCACCGTTCGGCTTCAGAAGGCGAACGATTGGGGCCAGGACCATCGGTCCCGCTGTTTGCACGAGCGATCCGTTAGCCCACTTCCGGCAAGCGGCTTCGAGTTGGTCGAGGTCGCTTCCGTCAACGTTCGAAAAATCAAACGCGGGCGCCGTTATCAGATCATCTCTTACTTCTGTATCTGGTTCTGATTTCGCGCGCGTTGTTCTCGCTGGTGTTTCTTCAGCATTGTTTTTGTTAGGTCTGGTCCGATTTTCAGCCTGTTTATCTTGATATGTTCTCTGCTTTTCGAGCACTTCATCTGCACGAGAATTGGAGATCATCCCGTTTTGAACGTGGAGTTTCCCCATCGCGACCAGTTCGTCGCGGACCTGTTTCCACTTGCGGACAGAGCAGCCGACATAGCGGGAGATGAAGCCAGGCTCATCGCTGACAGGACCGCCCCGCGTGTACATCAGGTTCAAAACCATGATGTATGCGCCCTTCAATTCGAGGCTCATTTCCTGAGTGCCTTCGAAGAAGTCGCGGGGGTACATGGGGTAATAGGGAAGGCTCATTCCGCGCCCCCCAGCACCGCGTTGCTGCGGTACTCCCAAAGCCCATCGACGCCGTCCTCAGTGCGGCGGCGGCTTTCCATCGCCTCCTCGCCGTAGAGCTTGCGGATGTCGCGCAGGCGGGCTGAGAGGGAGGCTTCCGGGTCGCGCTTGCCGGTCATGGCCTGGATGCGCGTCTGGATCTCTGCGAGCGTGCGCCAGCGGCCATCGGACATGGCTTGCAGGACGCGGGTGAGCTGTGCGCCGAGGCGCTTTGCGTCGAGGTCAGCGTTGAAGGTGCGACCACCAAAGGCAAAAAGCGGCAGATCGTCAGGGGCTTGCTGCTCGATCATTTGCGCTTCACCGGCTTCGGGACGGATCGCGCCTCGGTTTTCGGCCCTGTTTGGAGGCGAGCATCGCCAAGTCCGAGGCTGAGAACCTGGTTGGCGTGTCGGGCTGTTTCCATGTTCCAGCCGAATGCCGTCGCAAGGTCGTTGATGGTCTTGCATTTGGGATTGTGGGCGATGGCGCGGATTTCGTCGGCGCGATCGATGATCTCGCTCATGCCAAACGCTCCGCAGCAAACGCCTTGGAACGGTCATCAATTTCGAGAATTATGATGAAGTCGCGTGTCACGTTGCGGAGGTCCATTCCGTAAAGACGGCGATGTATTCGCGAGCCCGGCGTTACAGCGCCGGGTTCGTTCGTTTCAGGGTCCGTGTTGAAGGGTCAGCGACGCCGGGTGGGTGCCGGGGGGCTTGGATCCGGCGTCGCTGTTCGCGCGGGTTTGGGGGACGCGCGAATTGGAATGGGGGTGGACGGACTTGCGCCCAGAACAAAACCGGAACAACATGCCACGGGATTGGGATGGAAAGGGGGTTGGGTTTTGGTCAATGCAATGATGGACGGGCCTGTCGATTTCAGCATCGACGGGGACAGGGTTGTCGTCCGCGGCACCAGCGACGGCGATAAAGTGACGGTGACGCTGCGTATTGCTGACGCGCTGATTTCCGCGCACCGCTTTGAAAAAGCTTATGAAAACCGGACGAGCGGAGATGTCGTGCAGGTGGACTTCCGAGCGCGTCATGCTGACACCGCCTGACGCTCGCGCGAAACAGAGCGGCGCTGCCCTTCCCTTTTGGCTTTTTCGGCCAATACCTTACGTTTCTGGGCCGCTGTGATCTGTGCTAGAAGGGCTTCCGTCACATGGAACCCGCGACGGTTGGCAGCTTTCACGAGGCCAGACCAATGCTCTGGCGGAACGCGGTTGCGCCTGATCCACTGATGCGCAGTCATGTACTCGACCCCCAGCGCGTCAGCGAAATCGGAGGTCTTTCCCCACAAGGCTATGATGTCGGAAACGTTCTTCATGTGCCGACCATACATAACGTATTCGGGCTGTCAATACGACACGTATGGAGGAGAGTGCTACACTCTGTATTATGGCGACAGATGCAGAAATAGGCGCACGGCTGGCGCAGGCGCGCGAAGCGAAGAAGCTCTCGCGTGAGCAGCTAGCGGAGCGCGTTGGTTTCTCGCTCGCAACGGTCCAGCATCACGAGAACGGCGTTCGTGGCATCCGCAGGCCAGCCGCCGAAACCTACCGCAAAGTATTGCGCTTCTCTATGGAATGGCTCTACTCAGGCGTTGGCGACCCGACCGAAGGGCCAGGAGCCGATCCGCATACCGCCGAGCTTGTCAGCATTATGCCCAAGCTCGATGAAGCGCGCAGAACCCAGCTAACCGAATACGCACGGTTTCTGGCGAACCAGCGCAAGGCCGACAAAAGCTAACAGCCGATTTCCCGGCGTTAGGCATTTTCTCGGCCAGAAATCATACAACACGTATTGACAGGTAAAATACGTTCTGTATTGTCCTCTCCATAGACGGAGAGACACATGACCTACTCAGCCGACGAACTAGTCCAGATGGCGCTGACCTTCACGCGCCGCACCAGCGAGGCGCTTGCCGCGCTTGAGCTGCCCTCCCGCACTGACGGCGAGATGTTCGAGGGGATGCTGGACCAAGTCGCCGACAACCTGATGGTCTGCGAGCACTCGTGGGACTTGTTCGCCAGCACAGCGCGCGAAGAGTTCTTCGGCTCCGACGCATGCGCAACTGATCGCAAGCGCTGGCGCAATCTGGCCTCCGACGCTCGCGAGCAACTGGACCGCTCATGGGCTGCTGAGTGCGAGGCCGATCGTGCGGACTACTACAACGATCTGGCCCGTGACGAGCGTCTCATGGGTGCAGCATGAGCTTCGATCTCACACAACATCTCGCCCGCTCCGCAGAGGTCACCGCGTTCGACCTCACCGCGCATTTGAAGCCGCGCCAGACAATCAACCTTGTGCGGACGACGTGCGCAGTGAAGCGCCGCCCTCTGAGCGAGGATCGCACATTTCAAACAAAGGGACTGAAATCATGACCGCACTAGCACGCCAGGAACAACGGATGACGTCTCTGGAGGAGATGCAGGCGTTCGCGGAGGCCGCCGTGCGCTCCAAGTTCTACGGCTTCAAGACAGCCGATGAAATGCTTCCGCTGATGATCATTGCGCAGAGCGAGGGTCGCTCGTTTGCCTCGGTCGTGCAGGAATACGACATCATCAGCGGCAAGCCCTCACTCAAGGCCGAAGCCATGCTGGCGCGGTTCCAGAAGTCTGGCGGGCATATCCAGTGGACGGAGCTTTCGGACGCCCGCTGCGCTGCGATTTTCTCCCATCCCCAATGCTCGCCTGTTGAGATCGATTGGGACATGCGGCGGGCTCAGCAGGCTCAGATCAAAAACCATATGTGGGCGAAATATCCCCGCAACATGCTCAAGGCGCGCGTCATCAGCGACGGAGTGCGGACAGCATTCCCGGCCTGCCTTGGCGGAATGTACACGCCAGAAGAGGTCAGCGAATTTGCACCCGCGCGCCCGCAAGTCTCTCCCCCGCCGGCGCGCGGTCAACTGGCAGCTCCCGATGAGCCTGGACAGGCGGAAACGCATCGGGAGCTGCCCTCTCTCAAGCACAGCTTCACGGGCGACAGTGAAAGCGACGGCCTGCCCAAAGGCAAGTCTGCACATGCAGCGCGCAAGAATGGCGATTGGCAGCGTGTCTCGGAACGTCTGGACGAGGAGCTGAAGGACTGCGCCACGAAGGCCGAAGCGACGATGTGGTGGGAGAAGGTCCGCACCACGGACGAAGAGTATCAGGCGCTCCCGCAGGACTGGCGCAAGACCTACCGCGACGAACACTACCTGCCGGTTCTGGCTGGCCTCGATGACGAAGCCGAGGTGGTCGAGTGGGAAGAAGCTGGGGCTCGCGGCTGATGGGTCGGGCGCTTCTGGTCCTGCACAATGACGCAATGCGCGCCAAGGCGATCGACTGGATACGTCGAGCGCCAGCGGAAACCCGTGTCACGTTCCAAGGCCCGAAGCGCACGCTGGATCAGAACTCGCGTCTTTGGGCAATGCTCACAGAGCTTTCCACGCAGCTTCTCTGGCACGGACAGCGCCTGTCTACGGAAGATTGGAAGCAGGTGATGCTCGCATCTCTGAAGCAGGAAATGCGCATCGTGCCGAACATTCACGGCGACGGCTTCGTCCAGCTTGGCCGGTCATCGTCCGATCTGTCGAAGGACGAGATGACAGACCTGATGACGATCATTGAAGCGTTCGCGGCTCGCTATGGCGTCAAGATGAAGGAGCCTGCCGATGCTTGATCTTCCCAAGCCAGAGCGCCGCCGCAGCTTCACACCCAAGCAGCGCAACATGGTCGCCACTCGCCAGGATTGGCTGTGCAACGTCTGCAAGGTGGATCTGTGCGGGATCGCTTTCGATATCGACCACATCCAGCGCATCGATGCGCTAGGCAAACACGAGCCGGAAAACTGGCAGGCGCTGTGCAAACCTTGCCACGCTGACAAGACGCGCGTGGACAATCGCGAGGCGAAAAAGGGCCGTCGCATCCGTCAGGAGAACAAGCCCCGCGTCACGAAGGCAATCCCCTCTCGCGGCTTCGGTCGGATGCCGGAAAGCCGCTCGCCGTCGAGATGGCAAAGCGCAGGCTTCAGCGAGACGCTGCGCAAACGAATGAACGGTAAAGTTGAAAGGGTTGAGACATGACCGAACGCAAAATCATCACCGAATACGTCCACCCGCCAATCCCGATGCGCAACAACGACTGGCGCGCGACGCGTGAAGGCGATGACGAGGATTACATTGTCGGATGGGGCTCCACCGAACAGGACGCCATTGACGATCTGATCGCTGAAGAGGGCGCAGCGCAGGACGAGGCGGAAGCCCGTGCGGCGCGGAAGGCGGTGTCGGCATGAACCTGATTGATGAAATCAACGAGACGGCAGACTTGCTTGATCTGTCTGCTGACGTGATCGAACGCCTGATCGGCACGCTTGAACGGATTGCAGGCGAAGCGCCGGCCAAAGAGCCGAGCGATGGCCCGACCGTCGCCTGGCCCCCAAACTGGTCCGACGATCTGCGGGACACCGTCAACGACATGATCCAGCAGGCATTCAACGAAGGCCACACCCGCGCCTTGTGGGAGCTTGGGCAGATCGCAGACAAAGCATTGAAGACGGTGACGGAATGATCGCGCAGCTCCAATCCCTCACCCGCCCCGCCTTCGCGCTCACGGAGCACCTAGCCCGCAGCGCCGAGGTGTCGGCGTTCGACCTCACCGACCACATGCGCAAGCGCCAGCCAATCAACGTGGTGCGCTCGACGTGCAAGCTGCTGCGGAGGCCGATATGAGCAACATGAACACGCTGATTGCCGACCTAGAGGCCATCCCGCTTGCGGACATGACGGAGCGGGACCAGCTAACATTTGCTGCCGCAATCGGACATTTGCGCCGCTTGTCTGATCGCGTTCACACGCTGGAAATTCGCCTGCATGGCGCCGCGCAAGCCGAAGGTGCCGCAACATTGCTTGAAGAAACCGTTGCGACGTTTCTCGACGCTTACACGGCGTTCAACAACGACGAGCTTGACGAGGTGTCTATGAACGACGCCGAGCACGAAATGAAGCTTGCAATGTACGCATTTCGCGAGACCCGCACGCTCAAGGGTGCCGCATGACCGCCACCATTCACCAACTCCGCCCCCACGCGCCCATCGCCATCCCCGCCGACACCATCCGCGCCGACTGCGAGCGCCTGATGCGCCGGCTGGTGCGTGACGGCCGCACGCCGGAGGCCGAGTTGCGGCTGCTGGCTGATCTGCTGGACCACATCATTGTGCGCGTGGAGGAGGCATGACCCCCGACGACATGCTGGCCCGCTATGAGGTTCCGCTAATCGACTATCCCGCAAAGCAGTTTGCCGAGAAGGCGCGGCAATTGTCGGTCAGGATTTGCGATAAGCAGCACGCGGTGCAGCTTGTTCGGTTGTGGCATAGCCGCTTGCCCAAAACGCAACAGGGTCCGTGGGTTTGCGCGTTCTCTGCGGAGTATGCGGGACGCTCTTACGCGGTCGCGTTGTGGAACAATCCCAGCGCCCGCAACCTGCCGGAAGACTGGCTTGAACTGCGCCGCCTCGCGGCCTCGCCTGACGCGCCCCGCAACACCTGCTCATTCATGCTTGCGCGCATGGCCGAATGGTTTCGCGTTAACCGGCCCGATGTGTCGCGGCTTATCAGCTATCAAGACACGGCAGTCCATCACGGCACAATCTACAAAGCGGCCAATTGGCAATCTGCCTGGGTGACGAAGTCGCGCGTGCGCGACAGGTCAAAGCCGCGCGTTGGAACGCGGCGGGACTACCGCTCCAATCTCAACGGCGTTGATGCAGACGCATCCGAAAAGGTGCGGTGGGAATTTACATTGAAGGCAGCAGCATGACCCCCGACGAAATCGACCGCCTCTATCAATCCGTGATGCTCGCCGCGCCGATGGCGTTGCTTGGCGTGGTGATGTTCATGGCGGTGTGGCTTTGGCCTGTGGGAGGGAAGAGATGAGTGAGCTAGACCCCCGCGCGCTGGAGGCGGCTGCAAGGGTAATCTATCACGGCACGCCGATGACCCCGCGCGCTGCGCTTCTTGACGTGCTGTCAGGCCGCGCTGGCTGCGTCTCTTTCTTCCGCCCCGATGACGTGGAGGCAGTGGAGGCTGTGTGTCCTCGCGTGATGTTTCGACAACGGCGCTTTCAGCTTCTGGATGGAAGCACTCAGGCGCGGCGAGGAATGGGACGACAAGCCGCGAGACTGGACGCCGTACTATCGGTGGCTAGAGCCACGGCTGCACGTCGCGGGCCGATGGGCGGTCATACCGGACATGCCGGGAGCGCCGTCCCAGCTCAACGACAGCCTGCTGGCCGACTGGCCCTATGGCACAAAGCTGGGCGTCCCGCTCTGGCATATGGACGGCCCGCTGGATCGGCTGGGGCGCCTCTGCGAGCGATACGACACGGTTGCGCTGGGATGGATCGGAGACCCGAAACGGGAGCCGGTCGGCTGCGACAGATATCAGCGGCGCATGGACGAGGTCGCCAGACTGTTCGGCAACCGCTGGCCCAACACGCACATGATGCGCGGCATCAAGGTCGCGTTTGACTACCCCTTCATCAGCGCCGACGCCACGAGCCTTGCGCAGAACGGACACCGCTATGACAGCCCAATTGATACAGCCTGCGGCGACCAGTGGCGAGGCCGACGCGCCTACGCGGACAAGCTCGAAAGGCGTCGTCCCGAACATCACAGGTCTTACCGGCGTGACCGAGTTGTTGAGCGCGAAACACTATGACCCGATCATGAACGAAGGTCTACACGCTCACGTCTGGACGGTGACGGCTTACTGGCGGTCAGAGAACTTTCGCGACGGAAGAATGCTCAAGGGCGCTCTGCGCACATTGCTTGATGCTCTGCCGGACGCTGACGGGATATTGCCGCCTGAGTTGTGGTCGGGCGAGGCCATCGCACAGCGCGTCCTGCTGCTTGCGGAATGTGTTGGCGCAAGCGTGACCCGCCCCGAAGGCTTTGAAGCATGGTCCGCCATGATCGACGCCGCCCCTCCAGCAGCACAGGAGCCGCGCCCATGAGCACGAGTGAACTGGTGGAGAGGCTGCGGGAAGGCGTTCCGTTCGAGCCTCGCGGAACTTTTAGCGGAAAGCTGATGTTTGAAGCAGCCGCCCGGCTCGATGAGCTGGAGCGGGAGAACGCGAGGCTTCAGAAAGAGCGGGACTACGCCGTCAAGTGGGGCAATGCGTCCGTTGAAAGCGTACAAGAAGCGATGTGGCGCTATCAAGATGCGCTGCGTGCTGTGTTCGCTCGCCTCGATCATCCCGGCAATGCCGATCAGCGCGTGCAATACTTTCTGCGCTGGCCCGAAATCAAAGAAGCCCGCGCAACACTAGCAGCACAGGAGCCGCGCCCATGATGCCCGAAATGACCGACTTCGAAGTTTTGAAAAAGCTTCTTGAATATCGCATCACGCTGAGACGGCGCGGCGGCAACGAGCCGGACTTTACGCACTACCTGCTTTCCATTGAGCGCGGCGATGGGATGAAAAGCGTGCAAATCGATAAATCGCAATGGGACACGCCAGCCGCAGCGCACGCCATGCGCCTGTTGTTGCACACCGTTGAGTGAAATGAAGGACCCCCGCCCATGAGCACGACGAGTGAGATTGTGGAGAGGCTGCGCAAGCGGACAATCGCTCTTGAGCATCCGCTGCACCGGGAGGTATTTCAGTATGTAGCCAGTCCGCTTTGCACTGAAGCCGCTGATCGTCTCGACGAGCTGGAGCGGGAGAATGCGAGGCTGCGCCAGCCCGAATGGTTTTACCATGCGCTTGATGGAGAAACCGGCGCTGCCGATATCGAGAGTATCATCGACGACATGGACATGAATGGCGTCATGCAAGTGTGCGGCGCGCGTCAGGTCTGGCGCAAATGGGTCGCGCGCAAATGCCTGACGGTTGATAGTGGCGGCGAACCGGATGAGGTGAGTTACGAAACGTTCGAAACGCCGGAGGAAGCCGAACGCTGCTGGCCTGAAAGCCTTTCCAAAGCCCGCGCAGCACTAGCGGGGAGCGGGGAGAAGTGAGCACGTTCGCGCTCAATCGACGCCAGGCTGCCGAGTTCGTCGGGGTATCCCCCACGACATTCGACAAGCTCGTTGAGCGCGGACACATGCCCAAGGCCCGCCAGTATCCCGAAACGCGCCGCATGTTCTGGCTGCGATCTGAGCTTGAGGAGACCCTTAACGAATTGCCAACGGTCGAGGCCAATCCTTATGCCGGGGTTCGCATTTGAGGCCGGGCATGGCGTCGATAGAATGGAAAGGCATCACGCGCGACGTGAGCCGACACGGCAAGGTGCGCTGGTATTTCAGGGCGCCGGGAAAGCCCCGCGTCAGGCTGCAAGGCGAGCCCGGCAGCGAAGAGTTCGCCCTAGCCTACTTTGCCGCCCGCAATGGGGAGGCCATCCCTGCCCCACGCCAGACAGGGCCGCGACGGGGGACATTCGGCTATATCGTGCGCCATTACCTGACGAGCCGCGATTTCAAGGCGCTGGACCGCAAGCTGACGCAGCGACCGCGTGAACGGCTGCTTGAGGCGCTGGACGAGAAGATAGGCCACCTGCCCGCGATGATCGACCCGATGACGATCCGGCTGGGGGTGAAGACGCGGACCTATGCGCAGGGCAAGGATTTTCTTGCCGCGTTGCGCGCCGTGTACCGGCTGGCCTGCGATGACGGGCTGGTCCCGTCAGATCCAACGGCAGGCATCAGGCGCAAGCCCAACGTCACGGAAGGCCACAGGACGTGGACGGCTGAGGATTGCAAGGCGTATGAGGAAAAGCACCCGCTAGGAACGCAGGCGCGGACGGCTTACGCCATCGGGCTGTACACGGCTCAGCGCATATCGGACGCCGTGAAGATCGGCAGGCCGCACGAACGGGACGGGCGCTTGCGCTTTGTCCAGGCGAAGAACGCAGGGCGCCGGCCAGTGTCGATCGACGTTCCCATAGCTCCGCCATTGCGTGCCGCGCTGGACGCATGGCAGGGCAAGGGCCTGACGTGGCTGGAAACGGCCTACGGCCAGCCCTTCGCCACCGGAAAGGGCCTACAGAACAAGTTTCGGGAATGGTGCCGGGAGGCAGGGGTTCACCCTGATTGCAGCTTCCACGGGCTTCGGAAGGCCACAGCGGCGCGAATGGCCGAGGCAGGCTGCACGCCACATCAGATCATGGCGGTACTCGGCCACAGCACACACCAGCAGGCCGCAACCTACACCGCGAAGGCTCAGCGGGCCGGTCTGGCAGACGATGCAATGGGGGCTGTTTTTGGCACTCAAACGATACCGTTTAAGCGGCGGAACTTATGACAAGGCTTAAGCACATTTCCCGCGACATCGACCGACATGGCCGCGTGCGTTACTACCTGCGCAGGCCAGACACGCGACGGGTTCGCATCAGGGAAGAGCTGGGAACCCCCGAGTTTTTGGCGGCGTATGAAGCCATTCTCTCCGGTCACAAACCCGCGCCGAAGCCTCATAGCCGAAAACCAAAGAAGCTGAAGAAAGACCCGAAGGCCGGGCTCGTCTACTTTGTGCAAAACGGAAAAGCGGTGAAAATTGGCTTCACCAACAACCTCAAGCTGCGGCTCAAGCACATCCAGCTAGGGTCACACCGAAAGATTGAGCTTCTCAGGACCATTCCAGGCGACGAAAACACCGAGCGCGAAATCCATTGGCAGTTTGGGCGCTACCGGATTCGGGGCGAATGGTTTTGGCTAAAGCCCGACCTACAAGAGTTCATCCAAGGGCTTCATTTGTCGCCCCCGATTGTCGCACCTGAGTCCGCGTCCGCTAAGTCGTTGGATTATAACGAGAAAAAAGCCCCGCTGGCAGTCCCTAGGGGAAAGGACAAAGCGTGACGGATCAAGGCGCTATTGGCAAGGTGCGACATTTCCTGCGCCGTGATGATTCAAGGCGTTGCGATGCGGTCTGTCGCACCCGGCTCCCTGACATGCACGACCACTCGGGTCTCGGGAACCCACCTGCTGCCCGCCTGTACGTAACAGGTCCAGTCCCGCCACTCGTAAGCGAAGCCTGACCTGTGCCACCGCGTATGGCAGTCCTGAGCCATCCCGGTGAGCCAGAGCGCAGACCCAACAGCCCCGGCGACGACAATCGCGAGGAGCGAAAGCGTCGCCGGGGATAGGGGTATCGTTATTCGCCTAGACGTTGAAGCGGCGCGCAAAGTACGGCCAGGCCACAACGCCGACAGCGATCAGGATCAGCCAGTTCTTCAGGCCAGCGAGGAACGGAACCGGCTCGAAGTTCGGCAGGATGATCGACGTAACGGCGAGCGCCACGAGGATGCACCAGAGCAATGCCCTGAGCTTGCGCCACATCAATTTCGCATCGATGTCGGGAACAGAGATTTGAGTAGTCGCCACGGCTGTAGTCTCCTTCAGAAATGCGCCGAAGCGCGGGTTAAACCTTGCAGATGCTGACATCGAAACCGGCAGGGCGCAGATGCTCGCAAGCGCACCAGAGCTGATGGTTGTGATCCCCCACCTGCTCTGCCGTTTCCAACGTCAGGATGTCGTTGCGCGAGATCAGGATGGCCTTGCCTGTCGAGCAGAGCGCCTCTTTCCAGATCGCGCCGTCAGTCGCGGTAATGAGCGTCCGGGAGGGTCGCGCGTCCGTTTGACACGACGCTAACAGAGGTATGCTCACGCACAGCGTCAGCCTCAGCAATGACTGCATCGGTATTCTCCTGAATGTTGGTGACAACTTCACGCTCGACTTCGGCGGCTTCCTTGTCTCGCTTGGCGCCCTCTTCCTTGCGCCCGCGATGCTCTGCCCGCATGTCCACGAACTTCAGGAAGATGATGGCTGCGAGAGCCCACAGCACCCAATCTGGGATGCGCTTGAGAAAGCCCCAGATGCCAGTCCCGATCGCTGCGAGGTTCATTTCAGGTCCGTCTTCGCTTTGCGCTGCCCGTACTTGTAAAGCGCAAACCCGATGACCACGACGACGAGCCACGTCAGCAGTTCGCGGTTGCCTTCGTTGTTGATCCACTCACTGACGCCACGCGGCAGGAAGTTCGTGGTGCCTACAGCGGTCACCGCCAAACCCCAGAAGCGTTTGCTTAACACCATGTCCTTGGGCTCGATCGAAGCTGGCGCTGCATCCTTCGGGAGCGGGGGCGGCTTGACGGCCTCCGCAGAAGCAGGAGCCGGTCCAGCCTTGGTCGGCTGGGGAGCCGGGACAGGAGGCTTGACCGGCGCCGCTTCTGAGGAACCACCGACAGAAGGTTTTGGAACCGGGGGCTGCACGGGTTGGGCAGGTGCAGCCCCGGCCCCATTGCCGCGCGCCTCAATCACAGAGGTCGCAGGCGCAGCTTTGATGGGGGCGGAGAGGACAAGCTCTGGCTCGTCCAGAGGCGGGAGACTGTAGCGCTGCGCCACAGACAGCACGTCCTTGAACTGTGTCTTTGAGAGTACGCGGTCTGTTCCGACATTGCCGGGTGGGCGCTCGCGCACGAGAGCGACAGCATCGTCAGCGCAGGCGACAGACCATGAATAGCCCATCCACAAGCAGGCTTCACTGTAGCGGCGTCTCAACAGGCCCCGCAGCGCTTGCTTATGCTTGCCGCTTGTTGAGTAGAGCCACGCTCCAAACTGGTCTGCTGCGTCATCGAAGCGATTGGCGTTGACGTGCTTGA